AGCAGCAACAGTAACAACTGTATTATTATAATCATTTTCATCACCTACATAACTACCACCATAATACCATCTACCAGATGAATTATATTGACCGTTGTTAGTAGTACCCCATGCATCAGCAGCAGTAACAACAGTATTATTATAATCATATTCAGTACCTACATAACTACCACCATAATACCATCTACCAGATGATTCATATTGACCGTTGTTAGTAGTACCCCATGCATCAGCAACAGCAACAAAAACAGCATTATTATAATCATATTCATTAGCTACGGGTTGATGGTTATAATACCATACATCATAATACCCACTATCATAATAATGTCCGTTTCCAACACTGGAAATCCAACTATTAAGCATTTGTAAATGCATAGCATTGTCAACAGCATAATTATAACCAGATTGATCGCCTACATAACTACCGTTATAATACCATCTACCAGATGATTGATATTGACCGTTGTTAGTAGTACCCCATGCATCAGCAGCAGCATTTGGATCTCCATTTCCTCCACCTCCTCCTGATACAGTTGGAGCTGTTATTGCTGCAAAGTTCAATAACAATTCAGTACCTGAAACATTCGTTGGCAGAGACGTTGGAATAGTTATGGTAGATCCACTATATAAAGCAGTTCCTAACACATATCTAAATCCAGCAATTGAATTATTATATGCAGTTGAGAAAGAGCTTCCATTGATGATGAAATTAGTTTCATTAATAGTTGTAATAACGCCATTCGTTGCAACTAAATTTCCATTCAGATATGCAGTTATTGTCCCACTTGTTCTCTGAACCACAAAGTGGTTCCAAGCATCAAGCGTAACTGCGGTAGAAGTATCAAATCCATATGAATTAGTACTAATACGAATCGTGGACGAACCAACTTGAACAAATGCAAGTAAACCATCTGAAGCATATTGACCAAAAAGTACTTGCACTGCACTTGCGCCGCTGGCAGGTTTAATGAAAGCTTCCCAAGTGAAATCATTAGTGGATATTGCTGTAGTTGATGCGCTTAAATATGAAATTGCTGCATTAGAAGTAGCGGCTTTAATACCACCGCCTTCATCTGACTGAGTTACATTTCCATGTAATGTTACTGCATGAGATGCAGAAGAAGAATCATCATACCAGTTAGAACTTGGAGGAGTATAAACTCCAGTAGTACCAACTACAGTTCCTCCATTATATGATCCAGTTGCAAAATTAGCATTTCCACATACTGTTGCACCATTTGCATTACTTGCCGTATCTGCAAAAATAGCATTTCCACATACTGTTGCACAATTAATCGCAGATCCATAAAATGATCCAGACTGACTTACAATACCATTATTTACTGCAGATGCACAAAAAGATGCATTAGCTACAGATCCCGCATTAACTGCAGTATCTACGAAAATTGCACATGTAGTTACAGAACTACAATTAATTGCATTTCCAGAAAAAACAGCAATCGAAGCAGTTCCACTATTTACCGCAGTTCCCGCAAAAACTGCATTACATGAAATTGTTCCCACATTGATTGCTGTATCGAAAAAATATCCAGAAGAAATTAATCCACAATTTTGTGCATCTCCACAAAAAGAAGAAGCTCCAACAATTACGTTGGCGTTTGCTGAATAGTTGATAGACCCACTATTAAATGTTACGTTACCACTTATTAAACTCATATATTATATTATGTTAAATTAAAAAGAAAAAAATAAATTACAAAAAAACTCCACCACCCGTTAGAATGGTGGAGTTAATTTATAGTTAATGAATATTATACGAAATCGACTCCGAAGAATTCGGCATTTCCATATATCTGTCCATTGAATACTGCTGCGCCCGTTGATACAAAACAAATTCCATCTGGACTTGTTATTGCAGTAGTATCTATTGAATTGGGTTGAACCCATAATCCACAATCCAAATTAACAACGGCGGGAACAGAACCTACCATTTGAACATTAGACGATCCACTTGGAAGTGAGGTGGCATGATCAGTAAATGTATTTTCAGTAAACCAGTTGCCACCAACATTAAACCAGTTAGAATCATCCAAGCCCTGCCAGTAAAGTCCAATACCATCGGGACCAGACATTCCACTCATCTTAGTTGAAACCATTTCCAAACTAGAAGTCCAGTAAGTATTGCCTTTTACTTGGAGTGCGAACGCAGAAGCGCCAGCGCAAATTCTGACATCATGATCAACATTACCTGTATGATATGTAGTTTTAACTAATTCATCTGGAAGTATAACACTACCATTTTCTCTTACAGCAGCACCTTCTAATCTAAATGAATCACAATTTCTAGAAACAAAATCGGCATTTATTAATGCGATTGAATTATTATCTAATTCAACATCAATAATAGTAGTCCAGTTGTTATTTCCAGGGCAGACCTTTCCAGCTACTGAAGAATATTGAGCATCTCCATTTTCCGCGAACTTTCCAGGGCTTTGAACCAATGAATAATTATTTTTTGCTTTTCCATACTCTCCAACAATCAAAGATCCACAGGAAACCGTGGTATTTGTATCACCTAATTTATAAGAATAACTTTTCGCCAAGTTGATTGTATTAGCTTCTTCGAATGGAGATATGGCAGTCAAACAAGAATCAAGATCAGTAACATCTGTTATTGCATGACTATGTCCAGTAACTGATTTACCAGAAGCGATGTTATCAAATACAGAAGTTAATACGTAGCCATTTCTATTAGCTGTAAATGAACCAGAAGTAGCATAATCATCCTCAACTCCCGAAATAGTATTATTAAGTAATAAAACTACATCAGATACAGTTATACTGCTCCCACTAAAACAAACATCATTACTATAAATAGAAACAAGGCAAGCTCCATCGGCTGTGTGATTATTCACATTTAACAAAGCGCCCTCTTCAGCAGCAAGACGGCACCAATTACTTAATGTTTGATAAGCATTTACTCCAGAATTAATTAAGATATAGTTAAAATGATTTACAGTATCAAATGCAACGTCACCAATTGTAGCGGTGCTCAATCCAGTTAAACTAGATGGAGTGCTAATGATAAATGTTTCAACCAAAGTTGGATCAGGAAGAACTGAAGAATCAATGAAACCTGAAACTCCCACACACAATATACAAGAACCAGCGGTTCCGACATTATGTTGAGACTCAGAAGCAGTGCCAAATGTTGCTTGTAATGCATAGGGGGCAAATAATGCGCCAGTTCCATTATTATCAGTATAATAACTCAAACAATCTGAAACGCATTGAGTAGTGGCATAAGATAATAACGTATTTGTTAATGAAGAACTAGTTTCGTAAGGTATGACATCATCATTGAAATCAGATTCTGTTACATAATTGGTAGTTAAGTAAGTGGAATCTGTATATCCAGTAGATAGAAATTGAACCGCTAATTCTACATTATTTCCATATCCAGCTACTGAATCCAAATCAACGCCAGAGATAAAAACTTGTCCAGTTTTTAAATTTACGCTATCAACACAATTATCTGGATTTAGCAAGGGAACCCAATTTGAAATATTATTAAACAAACCATCTCCCAATACAAATGTCATGTATGTATTAGTTGTTATAGCAACACTACCTTTTTTAGCAGCATTCAATAATACTAATTGTCCACTATTTGAAACAACAAATGCGCAAGATTTAATTGCATCTGGTAGGGTTGAAATGTTAATCAAATTATTTTGATTAACTAATGCTGCATTATACGCAGTATCATTAGCATTCAATGTTGAAGCAGTTCCAATATCTGAAGTTTCAACTAATAAATCAAGACATGATTGTAATCCACTAATTGAAGAGATGTATGCACCGTCTTGCGTTATTAAAGTAACGCAGCTTCCAGCTACTGCTGGTTTAGGAAATGTAAATGAACCAGTGAAGGCTACATATGAGCCAGCAAGATCCAAATTTCCACCCGCTGTATGATCTAAATTAAAAGCCATAATTTTATTTTTTTAATAAACTTCTAATTTATATTAGTCCCAGATGATTTTGGTTACGGTGGAGCTAGTTACCCATTGCATACTATTCGTAGAATCACCAGTTACAACTATTTGAATTTTTCCATCTGTGGTATTAGCTACTGCATCGACAAAGTAAACTCCAGATGTATTTACATACGTATCAATTGCTACGTCACCTAGAACTTGAGTTGAACCAGCATTATTTTCTCTATTTGCAGATCCATTAACTTTAAAAGCTGCATAACCAGCAGAAGTGCGGCCAACAACATAAGAACTAAATACAATGTTTGAATAATTCTGCATACATATTTCAGCGACTGCAGTTGCGGAATTACTATTAGTTACTTGTTTAGCTACCAATTTACTAACTTGAGCTTCTCCAGGATTAGATAATAATCCAGCACCTTGGGCGATTTCATAAGCCTGAACTGTTTTTGCAGCTTGGCCGAGAGCTACGGAATAGCTTCCACATGCTTGATTATAATGTGGATTAGCGGAACTTGCTAAAACTGCAGAATATCCACCATCTCCAACGCAGAATACCGTAATAGAAGCTAAACATCCAGTCAATGATGTCACATCTGACATTACATGACCATGACCAACATTAGATTTAGAATTGAAAACTCCAGTAGCAACTCCAGTTGTAACATAATCAAGCATTAAATTTGAAGCTTCAGAATCAGTTAGGTAATCATTCTGGATAGCAGTAATTCTGGAATCTAATCCAGAAATTGCATAACTAATTGTTTCTGTATCATAAATGGTAGAAGAGTCAGCAACTTCAATATCTGAAGTGGTTAAAGTAATTACTCCATTAATTGGAGATAAACCATTAATTCCAGTGATGCTTCCTACTGAAGCCGCGAATTGTGCCCAGTGTGCGATATTTGAATAATCAGATTCTTTAAGAATGTAGTTTCTATTTGAACCCGTAGCGATTGCAACGTCTCCTTTTTGAGCGGATGTCAAGGAAATTAAATCTCCAGAATTATTAACAATAAATGTATCAGTAATAGCTAAGTGAGGAATAACTTCATCTGGAATCTTTCCATCATTATTTAATTGAACTACATTACCAGCGGATAATCCAACATCTAAAGAAGCCGCTGAACCAGTAGAAGAATTAAGAACGTAATCTTCTAGGGTTGTAGTTATTTGGGTTGTGGTGGAATAATCAGCTAATGTAGTTGATAGAGCGCTTGTAGTCTCATAGTCATTCAAGGTTGTTGTCAAATCTGTTGATAAAACATAATTAGACAAGCACTGATGCACAAATCCAGTGGTAGCATAATCAATTAAAACAGAAAGATTGGCTTTTACAGTTGCTAAATCTCCAATTGCATAATCTATCGTTTCTGAAGCATAACTTCCAGAGCTGATTGAGACATTAGATCCATCCAAAACAACATCTCCAACGTAACCATTAACGCATGTTACAGTTTGAAGTGGGAAAAGAATTTCTTTCCAATTTCCACTTGTGGCGTAAGCGTTTACTCCACTAGAACAAAGGATGTAATTTTTATTTTCACTTGAAACAATGCCTATGTCACCAATGCTAGCAGCATCGTTCATAGTTAAGTCTGTGAAATTACTTACGCTAAATACGTCTCTAATAGCTACTGAAGAAATCAATTCGTTTGGAATTTTTCCATTTGAATCTAACTGGACAACTTGTCCAGCTGATGTACCATAATTTAAAGAAGCTGCACTACCAGTAGTTGATTTTTCTACTTTGTTTGATAGCGCGTTAGTTAATCCACTGATTTCTGCAATTGTAGCTTCTCCAGAAATCAACAGAGTTGGAGATCCTTGAGAAATTATATTTGGAAATGTAAATACAAAGGTATCAGAAGGAGCGCCTTCTGGGCCTTTTAATGTGATGTTTGCTGAACTTGTGTGGTCGAAATTAATAGCCATAAATTATATATGTACTATAATTTACACAATCTATAAGTCATCTAAACCAGCATCAAGTATTTTATTGTTAATATTTTGTGGAAGTTCCCTAATTGCTCTCAAATCGTAACAAGAAGCGTCAAAACCAGATATATTTAAATAAGTTTTTGTTTGTTCAATTTCAATATTTGAACTTTGACTTAATGCATTATTTATTGAAGTTATTGTTACTTGACCGTTTCCACCATCAACTATGCCTCTTCTTATTAATCCCATATAATTAATATTTATAATATACGTTACTTAATAGACCTTGTCCATTAATTCCAGCCCAAGGAATTAATCCATCTTTATCTTCAGTTATATTTACTAAAATTCCTTGAAACCCACCAACTGGAGAACTAAAAGTCTGATCTATAGATGATTTAGCATAAATCGGATATGTTAAAATTGGAACTGCTGTGTGATAACTGCAAAATTGAAGAAATAAAGGCTCGTAATTAAAATCCGAATCAATTAAAAAACCTACTAATCTAGAAGCCCTATCGCTAACTTCTACAACTTGCCCAGTTAAATTTGGATTCCTATATCCAGAAGAAGTTCCAGCTCCAAAGTCATCTGGATTAAGAGGTCTCCAATTGCCAATTTCACTATCATATAAATAGTTAAAATTTGGAGAAGCTTTTCCATGCGAAACTATTGAATCAGGAACAACCGCAGACGCTGGATACACTGGATTAGCCATAATTAACTATATAAAATTACACCAGTAGTATTAGTTGCAAACATTTTAACGGTTGAAAATGAAAGTGGAATTGGAAATGTAACGCTACTATCATTTGCCATGTGCACTATATGCGTATTATCAACAACCAATGAAGCGGCAGCATTACTTCCATTATACACTCCATGTATAAAACTAGCGCCAGTAATAGTAGTAGCGGCAGTTGTTCCTAATGTATATAATTTTCCAACTTTTAAATAGTTATTACTCATAATTTAATTTTACACCTTTCTAGAAAGGTACACTAAAACTATTATAATCTGATATGAAATTTAGTCTATACAAGCCAAATTCTAAAGTAACTGGATGCGCGTTCCAATTTAAAATTGGACAAGGCAAAAATGATGAAAAAACATTATATGTAAGCGCTATTCAGCAGTCTTCATGGAATGAAAATACAAAAACTGGATCATTCTCAGACAATGCTAAAAATCCAGAAAAAACATTAAATATTAAGTTAAATGAAAATGAAATCGGAGGATTGCTATACGCAGTAAGACAATATACAGACTTTTCTGCTTTTCACACCTTTGATGACAATAAGACTCAAATTTCATTCAAGCCATATACAAAAAACAACGATGCAAAGACAAAGGCATTTTCATTTACTATCTCAAGAAATGGAAATCAAAAATTTGGTATCGGTATAGAACTTGGGGAAGCTGAAGCGCTGTCTGAATTTTTAAAATTTACTTTAGTCCAAATCTATTCAAATAGATCTATTTCAAAAGCTGAATAATGAAAAAAATTCTATTCCACTCTAATTTCTCTAGAGCATTTACTGGTTTTGGTAAAAATGCTAAAAACATTCTTAGATATTTATTTTCCACTGGAAAATATGAAATTATTGAAGCGGCAAATGGAATGGCTTTTGAAAATCCAGAAACAGCAAGACAACCTTGGAAGAGTTATGGCACAATGCCATCTCAACAAAAAGCAGATCAATTAAAAGCTCAAACTTCAGGTATTGAAAATTCATTTGGTTATGGATCTGGAATGATTGATGAAATTATTAATCTTGTAAAACCAGATATTTATGTGGGTGCAGAAGATATCTGGGGATTCAATGGATACTGGGATAAACCTTGGTGGAATAAAATTAATTCAGTTATTTGGACGACGCTTGATAGCTTGCCAATTCTTCCAGATGCCGTTAATGCGGCACCAAAAATTAAAAATTATTATGTATGGGCTTCATTTGCAGAAAAAGCAATGAAGCAAATGGGTTATAATAATGTTAAAACCCTCAGGGGTTCTGTAGATACATCTAAGTTCTTTAAATTTGATGATAATAAAAGAAATTTATTAAAACAACAATTTAATTTATCAGATTCTTTTGTAATTGGATTTGTATTTAGAAATCAACTTAGAAAATCGGTTCCAAATTTATTAGATGGATTTAATTTATTTAGAAACGCTAATCCAAAAGCTAATGCCAAACTATTGCTACATACGCATTGGTCTGAAGGATGGGATATTCCAAGACTACTAAAGGAAAAAAACATCTCAAATGATTTAATTCTAACCACATACTTCTGCGGGGCATGTTCTAGATATGAAGTCAAATCATTTAGCAAACAGGGAATCGGTTGTAAATTCTGTGGCACTGGCAATAGCCAAAACACTACAAATGTTTCCGCAGGAGTCTCAGAAGATCAATTAAATGAGGTTTATAATTTGATGGATGTATACTGCCATCCTTTTACTAGTGGTGGACAGGAAATTCCAATTCAAGAAGCTAAACTTACGGAATTAATAACTTTAGTAACAAATTATTCTTGTGGAGAAGATAACTGCACTCAAGAGAGTGGAGGTTTACCTTTAGAATGGTCTGAATATCGAGAACCTGGAACTCAGTTTATTAAAGCATCCACCTCGCCACAAAGTATTTGCGAAAAACTAACTGAAGTTTTCTTTACCCATCCAGATAAAAGAAATAAAATTGGAAAAATGGCAAGAGAATGGGTAATAGATAATTTCTCTATAGAAGTCATAGGAAAAAAATTAGAAGAAATTTTTGATTCTTTCCCCGAAGCATCTTTTGATTGGGAAACTGAAAAAGTTCCAGACGTAAACTACCCAATGCCACAAATAGATGGCAACGAAGACTTTATTATTGATTTGTATAAAAATATTCTAAAGGAAGATATAGACAAAAATAATACTACTTGTGTTGATTATGTAAATCACCTTAAGAATGGAGCGCAGAAGCAACAAATTTATCATCACATAATTCAACAAGCTCAACAAAAATTAAATAAACCAAAAACAATTGAGTTTAAAGATCTTTTGGATAAAGATGACGAGGGAAATAGAATGGCAGTGGTAATTCCTCAATCTGGTGGAGATGTTTTAATGGTAAACGCGCTTCTAGAAAATTTAAAAACTCTTTATCCAGAATATAATCTATATATTTTTACTGATCCAAAATTCTTTGATTTAATTCGTGACAATCCAGCAATTCATAAAGTATTACCATATAGTCCAATATGCGATAATCTTTTAGCATTAGAAGGTCAAGGTTCTCATAAAGGATTTTTTGAATTAGCATTTCTACCAACAATTACTACTCAAAAAATGTTTGGCTATCAACATAACGGAAAAGATAAACTTCAATTTTCATTAAATTAATATGGGACATCTTATAGAAGAATACGCAAAGTCGCTAGGAGTTAAAATTGGAAAACCAACTTTAGTTGATCATTATTATCCAACTCTACATGATAAATATATAACAATTCATACTGACGATAAAATTGATTCAAAAAATTATGAATACTTTTCTCAAGTAATAAATCTTTTGAAACCACTTCTATCACAAAATGGATATAAAATTTATCAAATTGGTGGACCTCAAGATCCTAAATTAAATAATGTAGATGCTTCTTTTTTAAATTTAAACTATAAGCAATCATCTTATTTAATTAAGAATTCAAAACTACATATCGGTATAGACAGTTTACCAATTCATATTGCCAGTACTTTTGATATCCCAATTGTTGCTTTATATTCTCATATTTATCCATCTAATGCATATCCATATTGGAGCGCAAAGGAAAATGTATGTATTCTTGAGGCAGATAGAAAAGGAAACAAGCCATCTTTTGGATATCAAGAATCTCCAAAAACGATTAGAACCATCAAGCCAGAAGATATTGCGACTTCTGTTTTAAATTTATTAAATATTAATAATGTCATTAATTTCAAGACTTTAGAAATAGGTAGCCATTATCACATTCCAGTTGTGGAAGTGGTGCCTAATTTTAGAGCAAATCTTCAAGATCAAAAAGATAAAACTATTTATATAAGAGCTGATTTACACTTTGATGATCAAAATATTGCATTTTGGTGCTCAAATTATAAAGTAAAAATTATTTCAGATAGAATGCTTCCATTGGATCTATTGAATCATTTTTCCTCTAAGATAGATCATGTATTTTTTAAATTAAAAAATATGGATATTCCACCTCAATATTTTGAGGAAGTTAAAAAAGCAAAAATTAATTTTACAATTTGTACTACCGATAAACAAAATCTGGGCATTATTAGAAATAACTTTTTCGATTTCAAAGTGGAGTATGACAATGTAAATGAAAGAGTTGAAGAATTTTCTAAAAAAGAATGTAAATTTTTAACAAATAAAGTTTTAATTTCAAATGGAAATATTTATGCAAGTGAAGCACATCTAAAGATTGATAAAAAACTTGACAGTATAAATGAAACAATATACAGTGATAATGACTTCTGGAAAGACGTAGAACATTATTACCTTTATGAATAAAACTAATTTTAAATACAATGAAGATGGAACAGTTAATTGGAGAGCAATGGTTAAACCAGAATATCTTTATGCTAATAAAGACTGGTTTGAATTGCGTGGAAAGCCTATTCCCGATTCAGTAGAAGGATTGGCAGACAATCAGCTTTTAATTAAACTTGGAGGTCTTAAAGAGCTTGCAAAGCTTAGGGGATATAATCAAATATCTTATGATGTTGTTAAGTGTGAAAGAGACTATGTTGTTGTTAAGTGTAGGATTCATTGGAAGCCTTTTTGTGAATCTGCGGAAAAAGGCATGACTGAAGATTATTGCACTTTTGAAGATATGGCAAATGCCACTCTTGAAAATACAAATGACTTTTGCGCAAAATTCCTAGAAACAATTGCTACAAATCGCGCATTTGTTCGTTGCGTTCGCAACTACCTCGGAATTAATATTGTTGGCGATGATGAAATTGACAAATCAAAAAATAAAGTAGCGGTATACGAAAACTCAGAAGCCAATATAGTCAATATTACTCCACAGGGTCTCTTAAAAAAGCAGGCTAAAGACAAGCTTGGATGTGAATCATTTGATGATTTTAAGACTTATCTACGTAAGCTGTGGCAAGAAGAAACATATAAAAATGAAGAAGCTAAGGCTTGGAATGATTTCACCACAATTCCAGCGAAAGAATGCAGAAAATTATTATCATTTATTAAATAAATGCAAACATCTTTTATTAAAAAAATTGTTACTGTTAATGAGTGGGTGACAGTAATGAATGACATTGATATCCTCTTTAAAGAGGATAATCAAAAATATGGACATGCTTGTGGTTTAACTCATGATAAGGAATTAATTACAAAATGCATTTCCCATGAATCATTATTACTTTGGAATATGCATGTTTGGGCTCATTTTAATGGTGAAAAATGGGATGGAATTTTTATAGGATCAATTAGAAAATCTGAAAAATTTAACAAAAAACTAATGGATGAATATCTTTGGCTTTCAAAGAATTCAGCAAAGGGCATGAGATTATTTAATATTGCAAAAAAATATGCAAAAGATCAAGGATGCGAATTCATTTACATGAATGTAGTAGAAAATCATCCAAAATCAGATCATTTAAAAAATCTTTATAAAAAGTTGGGTTTTCAAAAAGATACCGAAAGTTACATAAAACAAATTTAATAATTTAATATATTAATTGATCTTTTTGTTATAGCTGAAAATTGATAGGATGAAGTTGTTCCAGCTGCAGCATTAGATTGAATAGATATTGTATAAGTTCCTATTTCTGAATTTTCTGGTAAATACCAGATTTTCAGAAAGGAACTTATATTTTTGTTGTAATCAGTCGAATGATAAGCTTTTGTTATAAAATTATTAGTTTGCTTTGATGGAGTTTGAATATATATATCATAAGAATCAGCATTCACCACTGAATTCCATTTTATTTCTATTCCACGCAAATTTGAAATATATCTCAAAGAAGATATAACTGGAGCGGCTAGTCTATCTTTTTCTAAAACTTGAGATGCTTGCGATTGAGCGGTTAAAAAATTAAATGTATTTTGTAGATTATCTACTTCTGCATTATCCTCAATTTCTTTAAATTTGTCTAAATTATATTCAGAAGCAAGAACATTATATTCATTTATATAATTTTCTGAAATAGACATTATTTTATAAATTTTATCTTTTTTATTTAATAAGTTTAAAGAATAACTTGATCCAACTAATAATTTTGTTAAATCTATAGAAGTAGAAGATTTATATCCATCAAATTGATTGCTACTATTTGGAGATTTTCCAGATTTTGATAGAATCAATTCTGTATATTCATTGTATACTTCATCATTATATTTATAACTTCCAGTTGCGCCACTTAAAATATAAAATGTATCAATTGAAGGTCTATCGTTTTCAATAACATTATTATAAGTAATAACTGGATTTTTATAACTAGATATTGAAAATTTTGATACACTATTTTTAATCACAACTCCAGTATGACAAGCATCATCCGATAAATTATTCCACAAACACACATTGCGAGGATCAAAATCAATACTATTATAATAATTAGTATTAAATTCATCAACTCCACTATATCTCAAATATCTTCCAGTATCAAAATACTCAAAGAAATAATTTTTATAAGGTAATTGATATTTTAAACCTTCATTCTCTAAAACATCAAAAATTAATTTATCTTGATTTCCGATTAATCCAGTGGTGAATTGCCAATATCCATATTTAGAAGACTCATTATTAATATTTGAGTTCTCAATATATGTTAAAAATCCAGTTTCTTTTTTTATTTCATATATAACTGATGCAGGATTTAAAGTTTCTATTTTATATCTAATATCGGAAACTCCACTGAATGACTTGACTGGACTATAACTATCAAATGCATTCATTTTAAATTCAACATATGAATTCTCAATAGATCTACAATAAGCGCCATCATAAGTAATATTATTTTCACTTACTATTCGTCCACTTTGTTTTATTTTAGTTGAACCTAAAATTGGAGATGATGTGCAAAAAATTAAATTTTCTGGTATGAATTGAGAATTTGCATAATAATCATCATATTTTGGTTTTGCGACTGGAACATATAAAGAAATTTCCGAATCCATATAAATCAATGGATCTAATATTTTATCAATCGTAACTGAAAAACAATACTGATTATTATTTACTATCTTTTTAACCTGTCCAAAATTCTTAATTGAATTCATTAATTCGTCATTAACCCTGATTAAATCTCCAGGTTTGTATAGCAACGCTCTATTATCTGTTACAAATGTTATATTTGTATTTTCTTTAGAAGTCTGATATAGGAAGTATTTTCCGAATCTTCTTGCTTGAGCCTTAGATGTAACACCAAATGCATTTATATTTTTCTTTAAAATTCCCCTCTGTCTTATGCCATCTGAATCTTCCACGTATTCAATTTTTGGTTTGTAATTATCTCTAGCATCAATATACGCGATATCAACAGCAGTAAATTCATCGTCCTTTTTATGATTCGTATAATTAAATAAACCATCTTTAACATCAGAGTTATTGAATTCACCTATAATTGGTTTAATCCTATCATCATCAAAAGTTATCAGTGAGTTCATATAATAAACATGACCCCTGAATACCGAAGCGACTTGATTAAGCATGTCAAAAATATTAAATTTATCTGAAATTAAAGCATTGAATGAATGTCTTGGTTCAACCCCACCAAATCCATCAGAAACTCCATAATAGTAACCACTATCATCAACACAATCACACCAACGAGATATTTTATATAACTCCCAAATGTCAATTTGTTCAGATTCGATATAGTTACCCAATCCGTATCTTTTATTTATTAAAAGATCCATTAACACCCAAGCTGGATTATTGGACCAAGATAGTTTAAATGTACCGTCCCAATCTCCATCATAAATTTTATATTTACCTTTTCCCTCTAAATATCTAACATCTTCTTCATTTTCATTATTTGGAAAATAATTACTAGGAACTAAAACTTTTTTTAATTTACAATGAAAAGTTCTATTAGGAATTTGAGAAAATGCTCTTGAATCAATTTTAGTTCCAACTATTGAGGAAAATGGATATGAAAATTTCTGAGGAATTATTTCAGTAACTTTATTTAATAATATTTTTTTACTTATGAGGGGTGAGAGTGTCTCATGAGATCTTCTTGTTATTTTAACATATCTACGCATTGGATTTCCATATTGATCATTTTTTGGAGCTGGTATTTGAATTGTAACACCAGCATCATTTGCATATGTATTTTGTGTACTATATGTCGTATTTGAAATTCCAAGATTTTCAAAAAAAGAAATTACTTCATTTTTGTTATTAAATTTAAAATTTGGTTGAATTTCATATGAAGAAAATCTCATATCCACTGGTAAAAAATTATTTTCAATAAAACCTTTTTCTACAGATTTTAATATATCACCTTCATTTGGACAATCCACAGTTAAACTTTGTAGCGTAACACTTTTATTTAATTTATAATTAAATGTACTTACTGAACCATTTTTATATGCAAGAGTATAATAAGTCCAATATGATGTACCGAAAGTGCCATACTTGGAATAGCTAGAAGCTATTTGTAAATCAGAATAAGTATAACTAGTATTCCATTGTCCACCCGATTCATATCCAGATGTTATTTTATATGGAAAAGTGAAAGTAATTGTGTCATATGTCATATGTACACCTCTTAATGCCCAATTGTATGACCACATTTGAGTTTCAGTTCCAGGATAATTTATTGGTAATTTATCTGAATAATATTGAATATTTTGGTAAAAAGTTGGACCATTTCGAGTGCTATTATTTACCGATATTAGGGTGCTTAATGGTAAGTTTTTATTTAATTTAGTTTCATCTAGAAAATCATTTAATAAAAAAGAACTAATATCTTCATCTTGTAATTCTAAATAGCCATTTTGAATTGTTGGCTTTTTAAAAATTATTGTTAATTTTTTAGTATCTATATTATATATAGTATAAAAATTTCCATTTATGCTAATGGGATCTTTAATGGTTGTAGAGCTTATATAATTTCTTTTGTCAATAGCTTTTAATTTTATTAAATCTGATTTTCTAATTTCAAAAGAATCTGTCGAATATGTTTTTTGATACACATATGCACCGTCATCTATTATGGGAAGATATTGTAATGTTTGCATATCCGCTTCTTGATCATAAGCCATACGCCACTCTCTAACTATCATATCTCCCAAATAAGTTTCACGATCAATTTTTGTGTTAAGAACTAATTGAGAATCATATAAAGCTTGCTCAATATTTTCTGCTGTTAATATTAAATTTTCATTGTTAATAATTTTAAGAGTCATTAATAATGAATTAATATATTCAACATTATTTTTCAATTGAGTCGTGTATGATTTATCAATAGATTCATTTAAAATTGTCCTTTTCTCAACCCAATCCGAAAGATCATATCCTATTAAAAAATTAAATATAGAGTCAAATATATCCGAATCATCTTTTATAATATCATTTTTTGAAAATCTAGCTATAAAACCACCAAATGATAAAAATAAATCAGAGGGAAATTTTTTCTTTAAAGCCATTATTAATATATAAGAACTACCAAGTAAAGAATTTGCATATTCATAAATAATTAAATTTATATCTTGGCTTTCTGAAAAAATATTTTTAGCATCTCCATCGCTGCTATAGTTAATATATGAAACTCCGTCAATTTGATTTGATTTCCATGCGGGATCTATACTTACTGTTTCATAAGAAGTATAATTATAATTATATATTTTTAATTGTAGGCATTGAAGTGCCTCAGTATAAATATATTTATATGTATCAAAATAATATGCATTTTCAGAAGAAACGCTTTCAGAACAAGCATAAGAATCAACCACATATAAATTATCTGAAATTAATTTTTGAGAAGAAATTCCATTTGGCGATCTTAAAAATGAAATTGATTTAGCTAAATCTAAAATTTTAAAATCTTGATTAAAGAAATCCGAAACTTGCTGAGTTGTTAATGAATTATTTATTAATTGAGTGCGAATATCACAATAATTTTGTTGAATGGTTTTTGGATTATATATTGTTGAAGTAATTCCATTAATGTTACAATAAAATTTTTCAATAAATTGCTGTTGAGAACCTATATTAGAATTACATCCCGTTATATAAGAAATTAAATATTCATTATTACATGTTATTGCGCATAAATTCATATCTCCAAGATACATCTCTTTTTTATTTGATAAATAATATCCAGTAACTGAAGATGTTGGACCGCAACAGATCATCTCAAATAAATAAAGAGGCTGGTTTTCGTTGTAAATATTTCTATTTCTTGAGATGTATCCACCTCTATCCAAACTCATTTTGCAAGAATTTACAAATTCATAAGATTTTCTACCCAAATCTATTATGGCACTATCAGTTGCCATTCCAAAAATATTATATCTATAAGAGAAAAATTCACAATTTCCACGATATAATTCTCTTTCTTTGTGTTCATATCCCGTTTCAACATCGACAACTATAATTGCTGGTAATTTTGTGCCCGCAGTTATATTCTGTTTAGCTGATGAAGCATTTGGTATAGCCTCTCCATCCACTTGATCTCCACTGTTGTTAGTATCTTTATTTACGTATGTAGTTTTTGAATTATCTGGAATTAAAGTAGAATTCTGTGAGACATTTGAGTACAAAGCATAATAAAAAATAATATCATATTTTTTGTCTTCAGTATTTATGGATGTATATTGATTTCGATATAAAAATATAGTATTTGAATTATATGCAGTTTTGTCTACATTAAATTTGTCCGCACTTGGAACATTATTAATATTATATTTTTTAATATTATAGACAGAAGAGCTACCTATTAACTTTCCATTTTCAAATTTTATCAATATATTTTCTAAAGCTTTTGTTGTTGAATAGTCTGAGATATAAGCTGTGGAAGAATCAATATTTTTAAAATTAGAAGATTGATTAGTTGTCAATAAAAATTCTTCAAGAAGTTGATCTAGTATATTTAATTTTAAATAAATCAAGGAAGAATTTGTAAAAAATGAAAGTTGGCTTCTTAAATAAGATCCATTAATACCAATCAAATACAAATTACCAATTATATTTTCATCATATGATGATGTTGTATTTCCATATTTTAATTTATTTAAGTTTAAATACGGATTAATAATATATTTAAAAATATTAGGATAATTAACTTCAGAAATTAATGACGAAGCTTTCCAAGAAGATGATTGACTTTTATCTATAATAGAATTCCAATCAATATAATGATTAATAATGTGAGCTACTGTAGCTTTTTCAGCCAATTCTTTTGCGGAAGCTGTTCTGAATTTTACCGTTGCAATATAAAAATTATAATTATCAGCTTTTGTTGAATTTGTTAAATATGTTGATACGGCAGAAGATGTGGCTGGAATGGTATATTGAACAATTAAAGTAGAAGTTATTTTTTCATTAGCCGCTAATCCAAAGCAATATAAAGGACTCTGATCTTCATTTAATAATTTTAATTTTTTTTCTAATGAAGAAGTGGAATAACCTTTTATGTTAAAAGATTCATTCACAATGTATGAGTCATTTGGTATTTGATAATTTATTAAATTATTATTTATATCAGCATTCCAAATCGCAGCATTTCTCGAATTAACTCCAATTAAAGATTCAATTTGTGATACATTTGAACCTAAGCCATCTGATGAAATAGTATTATAATATAATGTTTGAGGATTATTTTTATCAGTAACTCTTTTTAAATTACATATGAGTAAATCTTCATTTAAAATTTCAACAGTTCGAACTCCATCTAAAATGTATCCATTGTTGTAATCCGATCCATATACTAGAAAATAAATATTTCCCTCTATGTAACCCAATATATTATTAAATCCAATAACATCACCATAGCTATTTACGCCTTGAGGAGCCAATGTTGTTTGATTTAGTTTACTCTGCAAACCTAAGGTTTTTGAATTATTTGAAACCAAATCAACATGATTTGTGTCATATAACTGTTGGACATTTAAACTTACAAAAATCTCCTCAACATTTTCATTTTCAATATAGTGCGTAATAGATGCAGCCTCTTGTGAAACTCTGGATGAAGAAGTTTTATCAAATTGAGTATAATTTAATTTTGCATTACATATTAAATATGGAGCACCTTTGCAGTCATATTCAATCGGCCAAGATTGAACGAATCTAATATCATCGCTAGTTTCATCTTCAATTAATGTTGTTACTACTGGAGGTGTATAAGAATTCGTAATTCCAAAACTTTTAATTCTTTGTATTCCTCCGTTAGCTAATGAAGAAGTTGGATTGAAACAATTACATATTTTATAAGGACCAATTAATTCTTTTCCATATTCTGTATCTATTTCTACATTCGAAAAATATTTTAAAGGAGCTTGTATCTCAGATCCATTTTTAAATTCAGATTGAACTAAATTATAATTAAAAAGCGAGGAGTCATTTTGAAAAACATAAATATTATTAAAATATCTATCCAAAACATCATCAATATTTTTTATTCCCGTTTCATCATTGTATATAGACCAGATATAAATATCTAAATCATAAACTTCGTATTTATAAAATTCATTAAAAGAAATTAAATTTTTCTTAAATGTTTTTTTACCAGCTGTTGTAGATGAGTTATTACCTATAAAGCTTCTTGGTAATTCAAAATAATTAAAAGAATTTAATGTTTCACCGCCAATAGAAAAATAAATATAATTAGATAAATCCGTCATTCCTATTTTAAGTGGCGACGGAGAATCTGGACCACCCTCATTAATATCAAATTTGTCTTTAGAAAGATTTATATTAAACTTTGAAATATTAATTTTTGTTAAAAATGGTCTTTCATTAATGATTGGAGATAAATCAAAAGCTTTTGAAATAAGAGGAATCGAATCAAATGAACCATTTAAAGATTTAACGAATTGAAATATGGAATCATCTGGATGATATGATGTTATAGATATTGAACTATTAAAATTAATATCATCAATTTCGGACGCCTTTACTATTGAACTTCTTGGAGAAGATGGCGTTAATTTAATGTCTTGAACATTATTTGTATATTTCCAATGTTTTTTTAACGCTTCCTTTAGAAAAGAAATGGAAATGGATTGTCTTTTTTCGGAAGAAGTTTCCTTAATTGGCGTATCATTTAAAAAAATACCTTCAAAAATATTTTCATCATATACTTTTTTGCCATTTTTATTTATTAGACCTTCAATTGGCCCATCTGATATCAAATCAATAATTTCAGCATAGGAAAAAGAATTTATTGTATTTAAATTACTAAATTGAGGGGGCGCAAGAACAGCTGGATATTGACTTACATCGGGTGGTGGAGCAGATTGACCACCTTTACTTCCACCTCCAGCGCCGCAAATTGTCAATTTTTTCTTTAAAAATAAATTATTCATATTAGTCAGTCAAAAAATCTAAAAATACAGATGAATTTTGCGAATTTCTAAATTCATTATATGCAGTTATATTAGTGGAATAATTTTTCACAGAAGCTGATAAAATTTGAGATGAAACCTTCATTTTTCCATATCCAATTGGTATTGGAGAACCTTGCTGTGTAGCATTTACATTATTAGAAAAAATATAAGATCTACCTTTAGCCTCAACCATTGCAGTGGCTCCTCCTACAGATATTGCACCTTGTTGAGGTGGAGAAGCTTGTTTATTAATTGCGTTCATTAAAAATGAAACGCCTAAAGATACAGCGGTAGAAATTATAGTATTTGCTAAAAAAGCAACAATTTGACCTGCAACTGTCAATCCAGCTGTAGTAGCTAATCCCAATCCAACTGCTATAGCGACACCCGAACCAATTATCATAGGAATAATATAGATATTTTTTATATTTTTTCTCTGCATTAATTTATTGGAGTCGTCAATTTGCTCAGAGTCGCAAATCATACAGTAATTTATATTTTTTTTATTTAATTTAAAGAGTTCATTGATAAAGCCAGAGCGATTTGCATCAATAGCATTTAATGCAGACATGCCATTTGAAACATTAATTTTAAATAAAGATCCAAATTTTTTTCCAAGAATTCCTTTTATATGTATTGAGGTCATACTTAATTTTAAATTAGTTAAATAAATTTTAAGCTCTCAGATTCTGAGTGTTCAAAACTATTTTCTTGAGCAAATGTTTCATTTGTTGAGTAGTTTTTAACTGATACGTTCACAACTTTAGATCCTGCTAAAAATTTTCCATAACCTATATTTACTAGCGCTCCTTGAGATGCTAAATTACTTGGGTTTGAAAAAACATAAGATTTTCCAGATGACTGGTTAACAAATGTTGCTCCACCAGTAGATGTGGAAGTTTGCGGAAAATTTATCTTTTTTGGATTTTGTGCTGCACCAATAATTAATGAAATTCCAGTTTGTCCAACATAAAAAGCAGATTGATATTGTTGAAAAATAATTAATACAATAGCCACAACAATTAAAATCACACCAATAACTGTCATTAAACCCTTTCCAGAGCCATTTATAATAGGCAATATGTCAATTGAATTACCATTAATTTCCAAAGAATAAATATATCCATTTGACTGTAATTCAATAAGTTTTTTTCTAAAATTTGGCTTGATGGCATCAATAGCCTTGACTACATCACTCATCTTTCCTAAATGAAATTTAAATGATGTGCCAAATATTTTAGATAAATAACCATGAATTTTAACTTCCGTCATATTAATTCCTTTAACCTTTGTATTATATTTACATCATAATCCTTGTATTCAGGTTCATAAATATAAAACTTTTCTGTATTAATGGAATAAATTAAAAACGGATAGCAACAATTTTCAGATGTTTTTTCATCAAATTCAGATGGTTTTTCATCTCCAGCTAAATGCGAATGAAAAACACACAAACAAGAATATTTATTTATAAATGCCAAATAATCATATGGATCAATCATGAAATAAGTTTCTGGATCTTTTGATCTATTTTGCATCTGAGTATATACAAATTTATTATTTTTATCCAAACCAATCATTGAACATAACTCAGCCATGAGGCTCGATTCAGATTCCTTGGCTAAAAAAGATATTAAATCTTTTAAATTATTAAATATTACATCTTTATTGCTCATATTTAAATTTATCAGTTCCAGGAAATCCACCAAAAGGCATTACGCCATTAACGGTATCAGAATCATTATATGCAATATAAGCATTACCTAAATAAGAAGGATTTTTAAATCTCTTTTTACAAGCATTAAGAGTCTTCGAGCACCCGTCCTTTTCCCAAAAATCTATTGACTTATTGGGAATAATAAATTTAGAAGATTTATGAGCTTGAATACAAACAAAAAAAGTTCTAGGTGGATCTTTGAAACCATTGAAATCTATATTTTCGACAAATACAATGTCTCCAGCTTCATAATCCGTATCTAATTCCCATTTGAATTCTTTAATTGTATTAGAATAGGTTAAATTTTTAAAATTACCTGCTTCATTTTTTATAAATTGACCGCTAGAAGCTTTTGATCTATTGGGAGAAACTTTAAAATTGTCATCATTTTCTTTACAAATTAAATCTCCCTGATAATTACATCCCATTCCCCTGTATTGCCAGTAACAATATCTTCCATAAATTGCTCTAGTTGCAGTTTCCAAACTTTGCAAGTCAAACGGAGTAATTAATTCAAATTGAACTATTTGTTTATTTTCTACTATTTTTTGAGATATTAAATATTTTTCTTTCGAGATGTAAGCCAATGGATCTGGTTGACCAAATGGATTTTCAAACTGGTCAAAATTTATTGCATCTAGATGTTTTAAAAATAATTTTATTCTTACAAATTTACCATTTCGAAAATCAGAATAATCCCTTAATATGCTAGATATTATATAATCTGTATTAGCTACAGTTACTTTTGGCCTAGGTAAACGTCCCATAATATTAGCTTCAAAACCTTCTACTTCTACAGCAGAGGCGTAGTATGGATTGCCATTCCAAATAATATCTTTAGTTAAATTATTTGTGCCTGCATGAAATCTAAATGGCTGTTCAGTAACGCTAAAATATAATTCATATAATTCAATAATAGCGGAAGGCTCAAGATCAATTAAAGATCTTCCTATTTCATATCTAGCCTCCAAACCTAATTCATCTCTTGTTGCCATATTTAATTATAAATCTAACCAATAAAAACTCTTGACTTTCACTACAAAAGATTTACACTGTATATATGGGGTATCGAAATTCATTTGATTTTAGCGGACAAAATCAACTTTCTGGTGAAAAAGCAGAAGATCTTTTCGAGAAAATGGCTTTAAAAAGAAATTTAAAACTTCAAAAAGCTACATACAAACAACAATTATCTCATATTGATTTCATCTTAACTAATGAAAATAACAATATCTATCTTTTGGATATCAAAGCCAGAAAGAAAATTTCTAGAACTTCAGAAGCATTTTCTGATGATTTAATATGGATTGAATTCAAAAATGTAGCTGGAAATCAAGGATGGCTTTATGGAGCTGCTGACTATATAGCCTTTGAAAGAGAAGATGATTTCGTCATTGTTCCAAGGAAAAATCTTGCATCATTATGCGAAAGATTAGTTTCCAATACTAAAGTTCAAAAATCAAAAGATTCTCTATATAATAGATATACTAGGAGAGATAGAAAAGACGAACTATCTTTAATTAAAATGGAAGATGTAATTAAAAATATTAAAGTTTCAATTTGGAAGAAATGAAAGCCACAATTAAAATCATAGGCGCAAATAAATATACTGACGGTCTTATTGATAGAGTATTAAGTAATGTTTCCATCGCAAGAAACAAAGAGGGCGCGATAGTATTCATTACTGAAGATTTAATAATTAAAGAATTCTTTATTGATAAAAATGCCTCCATTCATTTTACGGATCATGGATTTGTTGTCGAGGGATATGGCATTATAGGTTATAACGTAGGAAAACTTTCAATTTTAGTTCAATCTTATGAAACAAATGCTATCTTATAAGGATGTAGTTTTACTACCTCGATATTCAGAAATAGAATCTAGAAGTGATATTAATACTGAAATAGATTTTTTGGGATTTAAATTTAAATGCCCAGTAGTGCCAGCAAACATGGCTTGCTGTATTGACTTTAAAAGCGCAGAGACCTTAGCTACTCAAGGATATTTTTATATCTTGCACAGGTTTTATGATTATTATACTCAAATTATTCCTTGGTTAGCTAGAAGTCAGGGATCATTTCCACTCAGCATAAGCATGGGAGTCAAAAACACTGATGCTGATTTTTTAAATCATTTATCGCAATCAGCATTTAAAATTGATTTCGTTACTATTGATGTAGCTCATGGACATCATATTTTAGTAAAGAAGATTTGTGAATATTTCCACTCTTTAGAATGGAAGCATAAACCAAAATTAGTTGTTGGAAACTTTGGTTCGGTTGAGGGTTGCAAGGATGCCATAAAGTGGGGCGCGGACGCAGTTAAAGTGGGTTTAAGCATGGGTGCAGCCTGCACCACATACAATACAACTGGAGTAGGCACTCCCATGTATTCAGTAGTAAAAGAAATATGTGATGCGATTCCAGATATCATAGTAATTGCAGATGGTCAAATTCGAGAAACTGGAGATGTATGTAAAGCATTACATGCAGGAGCATCAATGGTAATGGTTGGAGGTATGTTTGCGGCTTGCGTGGATAGTCCAGCAGAATTTAATTTTTATAAAACAAAAAAATTATTCTATGGATCAGCTTCTGAAAAGAATAAGGGTCATAGCGGATATGTAGAAGGCAAAGAGTGTTATATTGATTGTAATAATTTGTCTACATTAGAATTTTTAAATAAAATTGAGCAAGGTATAAGATCTAGTATGTCTTATGCTGGTGTAAATAATCCATATTCGATCTCTAAAATGGAGATCGCTCAAAGATATGGAAATTAAAACTAAAATTCAAAAAATAGTAAATGTATTTGAAAGTGGCACACCAGACGGTGATTATGGTTGTATATCATTATATGAAGACGGTCCAAATGGTATTAAACAAATTACATATGGAAAAAGCCAAACTACAGAATGGGGAAATTTACCAGATCTTCTTCGCACATATATTAAAAATACTGGAAAACTTTCACTTAATTTTGTCGAATATGTCGCAGGGAGCCTTGGAAGGGTTTCTCTTGTTAATGACAAGATTTTTATTTCCTTATTGAAGGAAGCATCAAAAGACCCAATAATGAGATCTAGTCAAGATGAATTTTTTGACAAGCATTACTGGGAACCAGCAAAAGCTTGGTTTGATAAAAATGGTTTCAAATCAAATTTGAGTATGTTAGTTATTTATGATTCTTTCATTCATTCTGGTTCTATTCTTAAATTTTTAAGAGATAAATTTACAGAAAAAGTTCCTGTAAATGGTGGCAATGAAGAAGATTGGATTCTTGCTTATTGTAAAGCTAGATATAACTGGTTAAATAATCATTCAAATCCAATTTTGCGAAAAACCATTTACAGAGTAGATAATTTTTTAACAGCTATTAAAGAAAATAACTGGGATCTTTCTGAAACTTTCGTAGCAAATGGCACTAAAATCTCTTGACTTTGAATAAAGATCAGTTATTATCTACATACACCATGCAAAACACAGAAATTCCTACAATCTCTCAAGCAATCAAAAAAGCCAATTCCGCACAAGTGGATTGCCTATGGGCAATTTTGAAGTATAAGGAAATCGGGATCTTGAGGAAAGTTAAATGCATGTCTGAAGTTTTGAGGTTTGACCTTGATAAGGCTTGCAGCGAACTACCAGTAAATGAAAATGGATTTATTGTTGACTATAAGACTCGTCACTTGATCCACGATATTCTTTTGGAGAAATCACGAAATGTCGCACCAAGAACCTAATTTTAAAGAGTTGATAACTTCCACTATTAAAAGTGAAATAGTAGCGTATGAAATTGTTGATGGCAGCAATGAATACATTACTTCATATAGTGCTGCTTTGAAGAAAAATACAAACGGAAGGCTAGATGGCTTAAAGCTAGCTAAAGATGCTGTAAAATTCAAGCAGGACTATAAGATTCTGGAAGTGTATGATAATGGGTATAGAAAGTATTTAGAGATTTAAAGTATAGCAGGGTAGAGAAGTCTGGTCGATCTCGCGACGCTCATAACGTCGAGGCTACTTAAACGCGCTAAAGTGGTTCAAATCCCGCCCCTGCAACTTTTTTAATTTCTTCAAAAGCTTCAGTTGGATTATAAAACCTATCTTCAAAAATAAGAACCTTCCATCCAACTGAAGTTAATACATCAATTTTAATTTTATCTCTATTTTGAACTTGCGGTAACGAATGATTTCTTAAAGAAAGCTGTTTATAATGCCAAGGTCCATTCCAAAGAATGGCAATATTATAATCATCAATAATAATATCTGCATCCCAGCCATCTTTAATAATTTCATTATGTCTTACTGATTTAAAGTAATTTTTACAGAGTTGAAATAAATTTATTTCATCTTTGGATCTTCTAGTTATTTTTGAAGCTGAATTCCTGCCTCCTAGGCTAGAACCTTGCTTCTTTCTTATTGAAGAGCAGTCTTTTGAGCAACATAAATTTTTGTAAGTTTTAAATTCTTTACCGCAGTTTTTGCAAAAAGCAGTTTTTTCAGTTTTTTTGGGTGTAAAAATTTTACATTCATCACACTTGGCAAGTTTTGAATTCGCGTTCTTTCCAATTTTAATATTTTTATTACATATATTGCAAAAGCAATCTTTTGTTAAGCCTTTTTGATAAAAACTTCTTGATTGCAAGCGTTGTGTATTATTATATTTGCCAGCACATGATTTGCCACAAAATTTTCTCTCTATTCTTGAGGCGGGAGCCAAATAAGGCATTTCGTTTTGACAAAAAAGACATTTATCTGGATTTAGTTTGTATAGCTCTTGACTTTGTTCAAATTTTTGTTTATGAAATTTGCCAGCGCCTAAATTCCATCTTTCTGTTCTTGATTTCATAATATAAAATACATTTGCGGATAAGGTTTGTGAACTAAATGTTTTTAGCTAAAACCACTTTCTCAGTAACCACAAACCCACTGGTAGTAGGTTTTGCTGTAATTGGAATGTAGCAGCATAGAAATCCTGCTGAGAAAGCGACACATGCCATTCTGTGAATACGGAGTGCTTGGTCTGGGATGTCTCAGACGACTGAGTTGTGTGACTAATCGGAGAGACGATTATTTGAGTTCCCCCAATTGGGGTGCGACACCTGCCAGTGGCTCCATGCCGCTGAGATCTGATTTGGCATAGCACCTGCTGCTTACGCTAGTTGGGTCAGTGGTGTGACACTGGGAGAGACTAGAGTTCTTTTAAATTTAAATGGGGGTGAAAGGATTCGACTATATCGAAGTTCTTAACTAACATGCAATGGATAGGATTGACCATTAAAAAACAATTCAAAAAATCAAACGCCGAAGATAATACTGACGCATTGTTGGCAGAAGCTAGCTACATCATCAATAACTTTGATGAATTCCTCGTTGAGGAAGAAGTAGAAGCTGCTGTTTAACAAAACAGAAGCGGACTCCGTTAAAACTTCTGTAAAACGCAACGGGTAGGGTAAGATCGTGAAACCCTGAGAAAAAAATCGAGAGTGACTGGTAGACTCCGCGCCAGTAGGTAGACTCTAAAAGTAGGTGATGTACCACGACAACCTTTAGTCATCAAATGTCGAACGCATCTAAGCATGTAAGTAGTTAGTTACGTATTAGATATAGGACTCGGCTTCGATGCCGACACCTCCACCATTTGGGAGAGTATACCGTTAAGGAGACGGTCTAGACTGTAAATCTAGCATACTTGTATTCGGTGGGATCGTTACCCACATCTCCCACCATTTTTCCTGTGTAAAATATTCTTATGAAAGACTGTGGAAATCATCCAAACTCCTTTTCAACAAAGAGAGAGTTTTTAAATAATTTTGGTTGGGGGCTTGGAGGATTATCTCTAGCTTCAATTCTTGGAGTGAATCCAATAACTGCTGAAGCGGTTTCTCCACTCGCGGCAAAGCCATCTCACTTTCCAGTTAAGGCAAAAGCAGTAATTCAATTATTTGCTTCTGGTGCTCCATCTCAAGTAGATACTTTTGATTATAAACCAGAACTACAAAAGAGAGATGGAATGAAAGGTGATTATGGTAATTTACTTGCTTCTCCTTTTAATTTTCCACAGTTTGGAAAGTCTGGTCTGCACATATCAGAAGTCTGGTCAAAATTAGGTCAGCACGCTGATAGCATGGCTATTATCAATTCCATGCAAACTGATGTTCCAGATCATGGAATTGCAGCAAAGATGTTTAATACTGGATCGACTCAATTACCAAAACCAAGTTTAGGTAGTTGGCTTGCGTATGGATTGGGAACAACCAATCAAAATATGCCAGCGTTCATTACATTGAATGGCGCTCCAGAATGGAGACAGTGCGCGTTTCTTCCAGGCATGTTTCAAGGTTGTAACGTACAATATAAAACTGGAATGAAACCAGATGAAATTTTATCAAATTTAAGAAGTCAATTTTCTACTCTCGAAAGACAAAGAAGACAAATTGATTTTTCAAATATGCTAAATCATGAGCATATGAATAAATTGCAAAAAGATATTCAACTCGAATCTCGAATTGAATCTTTTGAAACTGCATTCAAAATGCAAACCGAAGCCACGGACGCTTTTGATCTTTCTAAAGAACCAGAGAATGTTAAAGATTTATATGGTCGCAACGAAGAAGGAAATAAGATGATGGTTGCTCGTCGTCTAGTCGAGCGTGGAGTTCGTTTCGTTCAAGTGCAAGTTGGTGGATACGATCATCATTCCGATATCAAAACGGCAATGACGAACACTGCAATGCGATATGACCAAGCTTTTGCTGGACTTTTAACTGATTTAAAACAAAGAGGGTTGCTTGATTCTGTTTTAGTTATTTGGGGTGGAGAATTCGGAAGGACTGTTACTGCTGGAGGGGGCGCAGGAGCCCCTGGACGCGATCACAACGGCAAAGCATTTTCCGTATGGATGGCGGGCGGCAACGTCAAGGGAGGTCAACGCTATGGTGAAACTGATGAAACAGGCGGCAAATCAATTAAGGATATTGTTCATATACATGATCTTCATGCTACCATTCTTAACCTTATGGGCTTTGATCACACTAAGTTGACATATAACTACAATGGTCGCGAATTTAGATTGACAGATAATTTCGGCAATGTTATAAAAGAGTTAGTTGCTTAGATTTTGTTGAATAGATCAAGTGAAGCTTTATTATATATTAACTTTTAATACCTACTGACGCGCAAGGTGTGCGGTCGCTCTGTTAAAGCGTATGAGCTTGGTTCAATTCCAAGAGTAGGTGCCACTTTCGCCTTCATAGCTCAATTGGCTAGAGCAGGGCTTTTGTAAAGCTCAGGTTTCCAGTTCGACCCTAGATGAAGGCTCCAGCTTTTTATCGTTAGCACATAAAAACAAGTTACCCTTCTTGCGAAAAAGGGATTTTTGTGTAAATATATTGTTATGTCTTTAGATAAAGCGATCCTACATGGTAAGGAAAAAAGAAAAGAATATCAGGGGAGAACGTCAAAAAGATTTGATCGCAGTTGCCGTAATCATGGTAACTGTGGTTACTGTGAGAATAATCGTTTATTTTCTTTACGGAGATTAAGATTTAAATCAGAACAAGAAATCAAAGAATGGCAGAAAGAATAAATAAATATAGTTGGTGGCTTTTACTTGCTGAATTAGCTTCAGCTAGAAGCGAAGATCCTTGGTGTAAAGTTGGTGCCATTGGAATCCGCGAAGATGGTTCGATTGCTGGCGTTTCCTACAACGGAGCGCCCCCAAAAGTAGAAATAGATTGGAGTGATCGAGATGAACGTAGAAAGTACGTTGTTCACGCTGAAACCAATTTATTAAGATATATAAAACCAAATGAATGCCCGATTGTCGCGACAACAATTTCGCCTTGTTATGATTGTTTAAAAAATCTAGCAAGTTATGGCGTGAAAGAAATTTACTTTCAAAATTATTACGACAAATGTGATAAAAAAGAGTTGCAAAAGATAGCTGAACTCTTTAACATTGACTTGTATCAATGCAGCCAACAGTAAAACTACAAATCTTACAATTTTATTAATACAGGGTTATTTATTACTTAAAAGAAAATGAAATACTTACTATTCGCGGGGATGGAATACTACGCAAGAGGTGGAGTTCTCGATTATCAAAAGTCTTCAGATTCTATTGAAGAACTTGTTTCATATTTTTACGACAATGAAGACCAAAATCATTGGGATTGGTATCAAATTACTGATTCTAATTTAGATATTGTTAGGTTGACGGAAAAGCAAGCGCATTCTTATTAAACAAGACCAATTGCTCCAGCATTACCAATATCAGACCATTTAACTTCTTCAGAAGCTGTTGACTTTTTCTTCTTTCTTTCGCTATACTGTCTATAGCAAACGGCAGCTCTTTGTTTTTGATCTTTAAAATCTTTATTCATTGCGGGATCGCCCATACAATCTTGCATAAATGAATCTTGTTCTTGATTTTTCTCGGGAGTTGGTAAAGGCATATATAATATAATACAATGAAAACTTTAATTATAGACTCTCACAAAGGTAATTTAAATAATAAGAATCTACATCTTATTAACGCGCATCAAATCGCCGCAAAGCTAAATGCAGATCTTATCTGTTCTTACCAAGGAGTAAATGATGAAATTAAATCTGACTACGATGCTATTATCTTTAACCATGCATCTGCTTATTCTTTTGTTGATTATGCATGGTTAGAAGCTAGTCCAAATGCTAAACTTTTTTATATTACTAATGAATATAATTTAGGCGAGCCGCGCATCCTCTGGATGGCAGCAAAGCGAGCAAATAGAAAATATACAGTTATTGCGAATCATCCAGCAGCAGCAAGCAAAGTAGTAACAAAGTATACTACTGATTGGTTAATTACTAATTTAAATTCTCTTGTTTATCAGCATGAAAATAAATGCACTCTACAAGATAAAACAAAAGACTTGATTTATTATGGCTCATTCAGAAGCGATAGATGCAAATACTTTAGTAAATATTTTACTGACGATCTTACTGTTTCTTCCCATCCAAAAAATGTGGAAAAATTTAAAGCAAGGGGAATAAATGCAAATTTTATTCCTCGCATAGATTGGGCTAAAGATGGCCTAAAAGATTATCATTGCTCTCTTTACATTGAAGATGAAACAACGCATACTCATTATAACTATCTCGCAAATAGATTTTATGAAGCTCTAAATTATAATGTAGTACCAATTTTTTCTGAAGAATGTATTGGCACGATTGAAAAATCGGGCTATCCAGTTACTACTGATTTAATTTTTTCAAATACCCATGAAATGAAAGAGGTGGTTGAAATGGTTAAGAAATCTTCAATAATAATGGTACAATATTTAGTGCATTATTGTATGAGGGATAATGAAGAAAAACAGAAAACATTGGATTATATTAAAAAAATAATCAATGAAACCTAATGTAGCATTAAATAAAGAAGAAATTAAATTAATTTTTGAAGCGTTAGATCATTTATATTTTGAAACTGATCGAGCCATGCAATATAGTCACGTAGATCATCTTCCAAAATTAAAAGAACACTTTTTAGATAAGAAGAAAAAAATAAAAGAACTACTTAAAATAATTAAAGACTGAACTTATTTTAAATATGATAAATTATAAAGAAGCAAGAATGACGAGTAAGATGGTTGATTTTATTGGTGAAACTGAAGATGGTAAATCATTTACAATTACCGATAATTGGAACGATTGGGATGATTGGACAGTAGATGAAATTGTATGGGATGCGGAAGCTGGAACAGAAGAGCAAGAGGAACAAATCAAAGAGGAATTCATGTCCGAAATGAATTAAATAGAAAGGTTTAGATTTTATATGTATTACACAAATAATGTATCAAACATCAAAATAGAAAGGCAGGGTTAGTCCAATCGGTATGTTCGATAGCATTTTAGTAGCAAAATCTTTGATTGATGAATTAATCAAGGATACGGATATAGTTTTAGAATCTAGTAATGAGTTTTATGATTTTCAAACTAAAGATTTAGATAATTCTTTAACAACTTTCTTCATTGATGAGAGTGGTAGTTTTTACTGGAATAAATTAAACCAAGAATATATTCCTCCGCCAGAAACAGATAAAAAGAAAAAAGGATTTAATTTTGGTGAATGGCGAGAAATTTCGCCGCCCGAAAAAATAGAAGACACCAGAACTACTTATATTGAATTCTATGACCTTCAAACCACGGAGGAAGAAAGAATATTTATTACTTTTATTGCTCATGTAAAATGCGGCAAATTAGCTGAACCAATTTCAATAAAGGAAATTGAAAGAACCAATTTACGCGAAGAAGCAATTAAAACAAAAAAGTATAAAGAACAATGGGATAATGTTAGAGGCACCTGGCAATGGAAAACTTCCAACCTCATACGAAATTCAAGATCGAAAGTTAGTAAAATTTTCTATCCATTCTTTAGATTTCTTGATAATATCGAAAACAAGTTAAGAAAAACTTCTAAACAAAAATTTTTAGATGAAAAAGACATTGGTAATTGGTGATGTTCATCTACGGTATAATATCGTAGAAAAAATCTTAAATAAGTGGGATGGACCAATTATTCAAGTTGGAGATTGGTTTGATAATTTTGATGAAAACAAAAGTCAGACAATCGAAACAGCTCTTCTTTATAAGAAATTTGTTCATCGCCCAGATACGATCACTTTAATGGGTAATCATGATATTCAATATAGAATTCATGACAAAAATGGACTTTATTGTTCTGGTTACGAGCCTTGGAAATATGATGTAATTAATGATATCGTAGAAGAGAAAGATTGGTGTAAAGTGAAATACTTTTATCATGAACAAAATTACTGGTTTTCTCACGCTGGGATTAGCAATTATTGGTTTGGGCATCCTGTATTTGGAACGACAGCCGAAATCATCGAAGGCAAAATAGCTCAAGCTGAAAAAGCTTTGGAGGCTAGAGTATATTCTGAAGTTGCATGTTTGTATGCGGCAGATTATTATAGAGGAGGAAACTTTGCAAAAGGTGGAATCCTTTGGAATGATTGGCGTAATATCGAAAAGCACGAAGGAATTACCGAAATTGTAGGGCATACTCCAAGTTCTAAAATCCAAATTAGAAAAAGAAAAAATAGCTGTAGTATTAATGTTGATTGTTTTTTAAATCAATTATTAATTATTCACGAAGATGGAAATTTAGAAAAAGTTAATACCAAAAAATTTATTCAATGATAACAAACAATCACAAATTCGTCCCCAAGGGATGGGGATACGAACTATGGATCGCTAATTCCGAAAAGTATTGCGGTAAACTTTTGCATATTGTAAAAGGAAAACAACTATCATGGCATTATCACAAATTAAAAGATGAGGTTATGTATGTTCAGTCTGGATCTATCTGCATCATTTTTGGTCATGATAAAGATATTAATAATGCTGATGATAGGGTATTGTGGGCTGGAGATAGTTTTCATATTCCTGTAGGTTTAATCCATAGGATTGTCGCTTTGGAAACATCTGAAGTATTTGAATTTTCCACTCAACATTTTGATGAAGACTCTTATCGAATTGAAAAGGGAGATTAATTATGTTAATGACACTTATCACTAGTTTAGTTAAAGCTTTATCTGCATATTTAGAACTTAAAAATAAATCATTTTATTATGACATCCTCGAAAAATCCAGAACCCGTCAATCACAACTCAGCAAAGAAATCGAAAAACTTAGGGCTGAAGGCACTAATGATTCTAACGATATTGCTGACGCAATCCTCCTGCAACTCATTGCCGAACAAAAGTACTGCAAACATCTATCAGCCACTTATTCTCCGACTGAAAGCAAAGCAGCAGATTCAAACAAGTGATGGATCATACACTCCAGAAACTGATGAAGTCTGGCATAGCGATGCTAGATTTCGCAAACTAGAGCGTCAAATTACAATGCAGTAATGAAAGTAGATTTTATTACTAAAATGGGTAGCGACCTTACAGTCGCTAATGCAGCAAGAGTTTCATTTGATAAAACATCTGAATGGGATATTACTGGTTATCACGAAGGGGAGTATGACGAAGAATCAAGAACTTCGTATAAACATCCAATTCTCGCTTTAAAAGAAAAAGACGTTAAACTAATTAATTTTCTTGCTCGCGAGAATCATTGGACTCCATTTGGTCATTGCTCTCTTCAGTTTAGGATTAAAGCCCCAATTTTTGTCGCTCGCCAGTTGGCGAAGCATCAAGTTGGACTCACCTGGAATGAAGTTTCTCGCCGCTATGTAGATAGTGAGCCAGAGTTTTACTTTCCAGAAAAGTGGAGAAAAAAGAATCCAGACAAGAAGCAGGGCAGTTACGAAGATGAATTTGTTGATTTTACTTTCGCAGAAGAATGCCAACCAAAAGCGGTTGTAAACATGTGCAGGGAATTGTACCACGCTATGATTGATATGAACATATGCGCCGAACAAGCAAGAATGATTCTTCCACAAAATATGTATACAGAATGGTATTGGTCAGGAACCCTATTCGCTTTCGCTAGAGTGTGCAGACTTCGCACCAAGAAAGATACACAAAAAGAAACAAGAGACATCGCAGATCAAATCTACAATCTTACAGAAAAGCATTTTCCAGTTTCATGGAAAGCACTTATGTGTAAAGATTAGTATGATACAAGCAATCACATGGGTATCCACCCACGCAGACCAAATAATTGGAGCATTGACATCTATTGTAGCTGGAGCTTCAGCATTAGCCGCTTTAACTCCTACTCCTAAAGATGATTCATTTATAGGAAAATTATATAAAGTTATTGATTTTCTAGCCTTGAATGTTGGCAAAGCCAAAGATAAAGGCGATAAGAAGTAATTAATAATAAAGCACTTATAAAAACCCGATTCGAAAGAATCGGGTTTTTTATTGTGTAAAAATAAGTATGGATCAAATCCAATCATCGTCAGAATTAAATCAAATTCTACATTCCTTAATAGCAGTAATCTTAAAATTCTTCTCTGAAAAAAATGAAATTCAAAAAAGGAGTAGCAACAACATTAGTAGAAAAAGTGTGGGACGACCAAAAACAAATGCACTTAGTAAAAAAACAGTTCCAAACAAAAAACAAATATGAAAGGGAAAGAGATTTTTATATTAATTTTGGGAATATATTGTCTTATATTCCACGTTTGGTTCGGTGGCAAGATGTAGAAAAAACTATTTGGGTGGAATATTGTGGAATTTCTTTAAATTTAAAATATTCCCCTAAAGAAAGATATAAATTTAAATCAAGAATTCGTTTCATATGTGATGATTTAAAATTGCGTAATCTTTATCATAATGATATTAGGTGGAAAAACATTGTAGAAAATGATGCTGGGCGATTATTTTTGATTGACTTTGAGGTTATCTCAAGTGAGAATAAAGAAAGAGATCCAGAGTGGATTCTCAGAGATAAACCCAAAAAATAAAATGAAAAAAGTACCAACTGTTTATGAATTGCGGCGACAAGGCTATAAAGTACGAGTGACTCACATTCGAAAATTTCATCGTTTTCATCCAAGAACTGGAAAGAAAACTCAGTTTTCTGCACCTTTCCAAAGTTCAAAGACAAGAAAGCAAGAGAAAGATCTGCATCCAGATGCAGTGAAAGATCCCAATGAAGAATTTTTTCTTTCTGGTAAAGGTGGAGAAACAATCGTAGAAATTGCAGACTCTCAACACAAAGAGTTGGGCAGAGGAGTTGCCGTATGTTCAGATGATGATTTGTATGTAAAGAATTATGGAGTTAAAAAGGCAATCGCAATTGCACTTAGAAACATAGAATCAAATAAAGATCCCTATTTCCACATAAGACAATTTTTTAATAAATGATTTTCTGGAAAATAGTTTGTTTACTGTTATATTATCTTGGAGATATTGCATTTAAGTTCGATGATGGAAAATGTTATCAATTTTTAATGTTAAAATCTGCGGAGATAAGCGATAAATATAACTTAGGAATCTGGAAAGAAGTCACGAAACCCCTTAATAAAGATTAAGGGGTTTTTCGTGTAAATATTATTATGAATCTAAATCACATGAATCTTGGATGCATAAAAGATAAGCCAGATGAAAGAGATTTTCGGTTCGTTAAGGCAGTACATTGGACTGAAATAGGTCCAATAGATTTGAGGCCACTTTGTCCTCCAATTAGATCACAAGGTCCAATAGGTGCCTGCACGGCCTTTGGATGTACGGAATTATTTGATTTTGTAAGAAGAAAAAATAATTTAGTAAATTGGACTCCTTCTCCACTGTTTACTTATTATGCAACGAGAAAATTTTCTAATTTACAAGATCAAGATAGCGGAGCTAGCATAAGAGAAGCATTAAAATCTACAGTTAGAGATGGAGTTGCTATGGAGAGATATTGGCCATACGATACATCTAAATTTAAAGAAAATCCTCCAGAAGACGTTTGGATTAATGCCGAAAAACATCAAACTCTTGAATATCTAAAAATAGATGATTTTGATAAAAGTGCATTCTTGGGCTGTTTGAACGACGGTTATCCTTTTGTTTTTGGCATACTATTATATAATTCTTTTAATTCATTTCAGACGGTACTTTCTGGACAAGTTCCAATTCCAGATAAAGAAAATGAAAAATGCATTGGCGGACATTGCATGATGGCAGTTGGCTATAAAAAAATAGATGAAGGTGGAGCTGGAAAAGAATTTATCATAGTTCAAAATTCATGGGGCCCAAATTGGGCAGATCATGGATATTGCTATATTCCTATGGAGTATATGATGTCCAATGATGCTTTTGATTTTTGGACTATTAGATTAACAGAAGAGTGCGCGGAAGATACTGTAGATCCAGAACCTACCCCTGAGCCTCCTAAACCCGCTCCAGAACCTCCGAAGCCAGAACCCACACCTGAGCCACCCAAACCAGAACCCGAGCCTCCAGTACCCACTCCCGAACCTCCCGAACCCCCCAAACCAGAGATTGTTCCAGAACCGTCCATCACAGATGAACAAGAGAAGAAATCAATTTGGAAAAAACCGTTTGTTTATTTTTTAATTGTTTTTATTTTTACTACCTTGGCTTTCTTTTTTGCTTAAACTCTTAAACAGTAAAACAAACCCCTTGACGAAAGTTGAGGGGTTTGTTAATTTATAGAGGTCATGAATATATTTTGCTTAGATCAAAATCCTGCGACTGCCGCTGAATTTAATTGCGATCAGCATTGCAATAAAATTGTACTAGAATGCGCACAAATGATGGCTAATTGTTTTTCTTTAGACACACTTCAACATGCTCCTCCTAATTCTTTGGGCCAACCTCGCAAGCATTCTTATTTCAACCATCCTGTATCTAAATGGATGCGGGAGACGCTGGGTAATTTGTTTTGGAGTCTCGATCATGCTTTTGCCCTTGAATCTGAGCGTCTATATCGAGGATACAATCCTCACTTTTCTATGCGCTTTATTCGGTGGGTAGCAGATAATTTTGATAAATCTATTGTGCCAGATGGCAATCAATCAGAATTTGCAGTAGCTATTGCTCCAACAATGAATTGCCGACAGCATCCATTATTTAATACTTTAGATGCTATCGGCAAATATCGTTTATACTATATGCATGACAAGCCTTTCGTTACTTGGACTCGTCGCCAACAACCAGAATGGTTTAATCAAATGTAAGTAAATACTTTAGTTGATTTAAAGTTCCCAACATCTCATCTCTTATATTTAGTAAATCACTCTTATCATTCAAATCAGCATCGTTGTTAAAAGATTTTAAATATGCTATCCATTGATCTATTTTCTCTTGAAGACCAACCGATTCAATGTCTCCTTCAGATGGAAGACTTTCTGTTTGAAGATTTTCTAACTCAAAAAGAAATGATCCAGATGCAGACTTTACACGACCAAAAGTCCCTTGATATACTTCGACAAACTCATCAATTGACTCCTCAAGCTCTTCATAAGCCATATCCAGAGCCTTATGTTCAGAAAAACTTTTAGTTTGCCAGTGATAAATCTTAATTTGATTAAGGATTGTAAGTAGAGGAGAGACTATAGAAAGCATACTATATGATTACACAAATCAGTAAAATTTCAATTGACATCGCGAATGTTATTGCTATTATAATTACATGATAAATTCTACTTTTATAGAAGTTTCTGCGGATAAATTTCATGAATTTATCATTGAAAATCTTCCCAAGCATCATACTTCTGAATCATTAATTAATGAATTATCTTTTCAAAAATTTCACGCAATAAATTCTTTCAAAAAAGATTTTATTAATGAAATATTAAATAATTATTATGGCATTCACTATGTAGGAACTACGGCGAATGCAACTTTAACTTACAAGTTATCAGTAACTGATAAAAAACTTTGTACATTTTTTCTTTTAAGATATGGAAACTGAAAATATTAACACAACAATAGTTATTGTTTCTGGTGGATTTGATCCAATTCATTCTGGACATATTCATTATTTAAATGAAGCAGTAAAATTAGGAGATTATTTAGCTGTTGGAGTTAATAGCGATGATTGGTTAATCAAGAAAAAGGGCAAAGCATTTCTTTCATGGTTTGAAAGGGCAACTATTATTAAAAATTTAAAAGCCGTTAATCATGTATTTAATTTTGATGATTCCGATGGAACTGCAAAAGATCTAATTAAAACTATTAGACAGCATAATCCAACTTCAAAAATAATTTTTGCAAATGGAGGCGACAGAACAAAAGAAAATATTCCTGAAATGGATATTGTAGATGACAATATTGAATTTGTTTTTGGAGTTGGTGGAGAAAATAAACAAAATTCAAGCTCTTGGATATTGAAATCATGGGACCAGAAGAATTAACTCCAGAACAAAAATTTAAGGGGGCTTTAATTTTTAAATATTTAAAAACTGGTAAGATTCCCAAGAGAAAAGGTTTATTTAGAACCCTGTTCTTTTTAGCTGGCGAGCAAAAAAACTTTAAAGGTATAATAATGACCTCTTCAAGCGTCACATTAAAAAGACCGACGATTGATAGAACAATTCAAATTAAAATTCATTGCAACACGGATCTAAAAAATATTGAAAATGTCTTCAATACATATATACCAAATTATGAATTTAAAATTGAACCATTTAATGCGCATATAAAATATATTACCGTTTATTATTGCTCAAAAAATATCAATTGGGCAATGATTGACGAAGAGCTGAGAGCCAATTACAAACAAAACATAAAAGAAGTAGACGGTTTACCAAAAATTATTAATTATGAAACGAAATAAAATAGAAACAGTTGACAAGTCAATGTATTACAATGCATTTAATGAATGGCTTAATTCATCCAATGAATTCATTGATTTGAAAAATGAAAAATATATGGACGAAAAATGGCTATCTTTCGCAAATGAATTAGGTATTACCTTGGGGGGTAGTCAAGAAAACGATCAAATTATAGTTTCTGTAGAAGATTCGGTGTGCTGGAAAGAAGCTAAAAAATATTATTCTATAATCTCATATAGAGTATCTGAGGAAGCAATGGTATGACTTATAAGTTTCAAAGAAATATCCCTTCATTTATACCAGTCATAATTTTTGTTTTTGTTACTTGGGTCATTTTTGCCATTGGTTTTGTATGCGGAAAATTTTGCGAAAATGCAAAATTTAAAAAACAAAAAGAAAGACAAATCTTCATAGAAAAACAAGTAGATAAAATCGCATGATTAAATATATATTACCTTTATTGTTTTTAACAATTAATTGCTTGGCTATCACTAAGGATGAAAATCCTTTTGCCTTAAAAATAAATCAAGAAACTTTTTTAACTGATAAATCTGGAGTATTTATTCCTAGTTCAATTCTTAAATTAGTTCCAGGCAATGCTGTTAAAATTTATTTAATTGATGGCACTGAATTAAATGGATTGATTAAATCAACCGAAGTAATTAATTCTGAAATTGTTAAAGTTTTTGGAGAAATTACAAATAAAAATAATACTGGATTTGGATTTGTCCTCACTAAAGACGCTATTTTTGCTGGAGCGTTAGTTTTTAGAGATAAAAATATCACTTATAAGATTAATTATAGTGAATCTGCAAAAGGTTTCATCTTGGTCGCTGATAAGTCTGAAAAAATAGGATCTTGACATTCAATAGGTTTCAATTTAACATTGAGCCATGCAAACACAAATAACGAAAGAAGAATTTGAAACTATATACAAAGAGTATACGCCAAGATTAAAGGGTTTTGCTCAGAAGTTTTTATTCAGAGATTGTTTGGTTGAGGAATGCGTTCAGGAGGTTTTTAGAAAATTACTAAAACAAGATTTTAGTAAAATTGATAACTCAATTGAGTCAAATCATTTGCAAAAATGGCTATTCACCGTATGTAGAAATACATCTTTTAAGTTGAAAAACAAAGAGAATAGATATGTAGAAGAAAATCACTGCGATACAATTTCAGAAGAAGCGAATCCATTTGAAATTCTCGATAATAAAGAATGTGGTAAACAAATGCTTAAAGCACTTAAAACATTAAGTAAGCAGCAGCAAAAGGTAATTAAATTAAGATATTATTCTGATCTTGATTACGCACAGATCGCAAAAAAAATGAAAACAACTTCTGGAAATGTTGGCTTTCATTTGAGCACTGGCTTAAAAAATCTAAGAAAAAAGCTATTGAAATCAATTTGACAACCGATAAGTAATAAGATACTTTAATACAACATGAAAGCTGAAACTACTCCTCTAATTAATAACATTGCCCTTTCTCCAACGGAAATCAAAGAAGCTATCTATGACTGCTTTGAGGTTCGTCAGCCAGTAATGATCTGGGGACCACCAGGGGTTGGCAAGTCCGACATTATTCATGAGATTGGTGCTGAAACTAATCGTAGAGTAATTGATATTAGACTTGCACTTTGGGAACCTACCGATATTCGCGGTATTCCTTATTTTGATCACGAAACGAAGCAAATGCATTGGGCACCTCCATCGGAATTGCCTAAGCTGATTAATGATAATTCCATCATCTTCTTGGATGAATTTCCAAGTGCAGTTCCGACAGTGCAAGCTGGAGCTTATCAATTAATTTTAAATCGGAAAATTGGTGAGTACCAACTTCCCGAAGCGGTTGATATGGTAGCTGCTGGTAATAGAGAAAATGATCGAGGCATTTCTTACAAAATGCCCGCTCCACTGGCAAATCGTTTTACTCACATTGAACTGAAACCAAATTTTAATTGTTGGTTGAATTGGGCAATCAAGAACGAAATTGATAATTCAATTATTTCTTACCTATCTTGGTCTAAGAAAGATCTTTATGATTTTAACCCAAAGTCATCTTCAAAAGCTTTTGCAACTCCTCGTAGTTGGACTTTTGCAAATAAATTCATTACAAAAGGAAAGCGCTCAAAGAATTCAGAAAGCTTATTGACGGCATTGCTCGCAGGAACTGTTGGAGAAGGTCTAGCGATCTCTTACATGACCTTCCGCAAAACTTCTATCAAGCTTCCTAAAGCAGAAGACATTCTTTCGGGTAAGCTCAAGAAGTTTAAATACAATAAAGATATTTCACTACTATACGCAATTGTAACAAACTGTTGCGTTGAATTGAAGAGTCAAATTGGTGATGAAAATTGGGTTCAAAGCGTAGATAATTTCTATCGTTTTATGCTTGAAAATTTCCCACAAGAAGTTATTGTGATGGGAGTGAGAACTTCAATTAGGAATTATCAGTTGCCAATCAATCCAGAAAAACTTTCAACTTACAAAGACTTCGTTGAAAAGGTAGAAAAATTCATCTTCATTCAAGAATAAAAATGAGCCTTTTCAATAAAGCGGAAGATTTAACCATTGAAGAGAGATTAATTGCCGCGAAGGTGCAGATGCTTATGCGTCTGCCCTTTTTCGGTAGTTTAGCCTCTGGTTTAAATGTGAAGGTTGTGGATTGGAGATTTGACAAAGAGACTCCAATGACCGCCGCAACAGATGGAGTTAATTTCTTTTATAATCCAGAGGGTATTAAAGATCGCACGATTCCAGAATTAGTTTGGCTTTATGCTCATGAAGTTAGTCACGTATGTTGGCAACATTTCATGCGTATGGGAGATCGTAATAAAACACTTTGGAATATTGCGACTGACTATGCGATTAATGGAATTTTAAGAATTAATAAAATTGGCAAACCACTTGAAAAACATCTAGACGATAAAAAGTTTGATGGAATGGCTGCAGAACAAATTTATGATATTCTTTATAAAGAAGCTCCAAAGCTTGATTTGGATGCGTTATCTAAAATGCTTGCAGATAAGCATTTAGAGATGGATAGAAATGAAGACGGTTCACCCAAAACCGAAGAACAGATCAGAGATCTAACGAATAAGATCAAAGAAGATATTGTTAAAGCTACGCAATCAATGGAAGCGGGTAGTATTCCTGCTGGCTTTGATAGACTCATTGAAAGCATTGTTAGTCCACAACTTCCTTGGCAAGAAATTTTGCGAGATCGTATTAAATCTAAAATTAAAACAGATTTTACTTTCATGCAACCAAATAGAAGGAGTGGAAACATGGGAGGCATTATATTTCCAAGCATGACTGTGGAAGATCAAATAGATATTTGTATTGCTATGGATATGTCTGGATCTATTAGTGATGATATTGCTTCAGAATTTATGTCAGAAATAAATGGTATAATTTCTGAATTTAGATCTTGGAATATTAAAATATGGAGTTTTGACACTAAAGTTTATAATCAAAAAGAATACTCTTCAGATGAAAATGCCGACATAATGTCATACCAACCAAAGGGTGGAGGGGGAACTGATTTTGAATGTAATTGGTCTTACATGAAAACCGCTTCCATTGAACCAAAACTTTTTATCATGTTTACTGATCTTTATCCTTACGATGGATGGGGTGATCCAGATTATTGTGACACATTGTTTATTGGTTACGGAGGATGTAGAGCAGTTGCCCCTTTTGGAGAAACAATTCATATTAAATAAATGAGCACGTATTACAAAAAAGTAGGAAGACGCTATGAGCCAGTTAGCGATTCAGAAGCCTATAGTGGCCTTTCTAATGGGTGTTGGTTAGTTAAGGTTGGAGATGGCTGCACTTCAATTAGACAGTCCGTAGAACCCAATATGGCGGGATTACAATTCGCTACATTGATGATGTCAGATAAAATTTCTAAATATTTAATGGACGTTGCTACAGCCATACCCAAATCCAGAGAATATACAAAAAATCAAAAAAAGATCTTAAAACAGTTGCAAGAGCTACCAGAAAAAGATAAGTTAATGTATTGGGAATACGACTCCATTCAAGGAATGGCAGACAATATCTTAAAGCTAATTTTAGATGATTATGATAAGAGCACTAAATAATTTTTTAAATTCATTTGAGAATTTTTGTTGGAGGCTTTTGATTGCGACTATATTTTTAATAGCAATTCCTTTTGTTGCAATCGGTTTTGTATTTGGATTTTTTAGCCTGCAAGTAACAAAAGAAGAAACAAAAAATAATGAATAATACCGAAAATCTAGATATTGACCTGAGCAAATTTCCCAAAGATGTATTGATTAGATTTATAATTTTCACTCACGAAAATAACTTGACATGCAATGAAGCTTTTGTTAAATTGTTGACGGATTATCTAACCAAATTAGATAACGAAAACGAAAATCAAATCCAATTACCACTTGAATGAAAAAAATCCTATTTATCTTAGCTCCACTTATTTTTATTAGTATGAAGTTTAATCAAAGCGAAGCGGTCAAGCCCGCAAAGGAAGAATTAATTCTTAAAGAAGCTATTCATACTCCAGTTCAATGCACGGCATCATTAAGCAATAATTTAATTATTGTAGAGGGTGCGCCTTATGTTCACTGTGATACTTGTGGATACGGAGTCTTTTCGGGAGAAGAGGGGTATGAAAAGTGCACTTATTGTGGAGTCAAAAAGCATTATAATTCCAGAAAATGAAGTGACATATAAAATACCATCTTCAAAGTTTTGGAGTAAAATAAATGATGTATATAATCAAGGACTTGATTGGCATCTTTCAGATCAAAAAATACAAGTTTTAACTAAAAAAAAACTTGGTTTAAAATATCTTGACACAGTATATGATGGTGATATAAGTTCCCCATATTCATCTGAATTTTTATTTGAAATCGTAGACCCAGATAAACTACTGTGGGCAAAATTAAAATATGGAATATAAAGAAACACATTTTGGTGTTACAGTAGATCACGATTTAACTCCAGAAGAAATTGATTCAGTTCATAGATTCTGGAGGAGCATTCGTGAAGAAGAAGAATTTTTAAAATGGTCTTGGAATCATTTTAAAGACTCCATTGGTTTGGATCACGAATTGAAAAGACAGCCAAAATGGAAAATAGCAAATAAAGAAAAATGGCTTTGGGCTAAATTAAAGCATGGATTTTGAAAAAATTAATATTTATTCATTATTTTATGATAATCTTTACTTCAAGCTCGCGCAAGAATTAGATATTTCTTTTGAAAAGCTTCATTATAAATTTGGTTTAGCTTTCATAAAAACATTGGGAGAGATATATATATTTGAAGTTAGAGATAAAGGCAAATACTTAATGGCAAAATTAACTTACGATATTTAATATGGGATTAGATTCATTTATAAAAGTTGTTGATCTAAAAGATGTAATTGATGATTTTACTTTCATTAAGGGCTCTAAAGAAGTTGAATTTAAATACTGGAGAAAGCACAAGCCTCTGCACGATTGGATGCGTAGGCTTTTTGTTAAAAAGGGTGGAGATCCATTAATAAATCAATTTAATTGCGAACATGTTAGAGTTATGATTGAGGATTTAAAATTCTTAAAAAATGACATGGATTGGCATGATGAGTATGGTGACAGTTACGATCATGAATATAATGATTTTAAATTCATAGAAGAGGCGATTGGTTTTCTTGAAAGAAATAAAGATAAGGCTTTCTATTTTTATAGTTGGTACTAATTTTTGAGAAATCTCTTGATTTGGAAAATTTTCTAGATATATTTGATCTCACATATGAGCTTAATATCAATCAAAACTCTCTGCACGAACTGTCAAGATCCTTTGGAATGTCAGTGGCCCGAACGCATGAATTGGGGTGGAGAAAACGTCTCAGCTATTGAATACATGGCTAATGCCATTAATTCCGACGATGTACAAATTCTTTGCAATCAATGCCTCGACGAACTTCCAGATATTGATATGGAAAATATGGAAGTAGAATATATTTAATATGAAACAATACGTCAGATTAACAAAAATTAAGGCTTCCGAAAATCCTGAATACGAAACTCCACAATGGAACGCTTACAAACATGGAGTCGTAAATAAGGGCACTTCAATTCCCGTTGACTATTGGGTAGAAGGCTATCTTATTAGACCAATTAAAGTAGGCGAATACGCAGCAATTGATAGAAGAATCAGAAATGGCAAAGAAGTTTTTGGTTTTATGACTACTTCGCAGATTCTTGAGATTAACGGAGACATTTTTCAAACTTTAAATTCAATATATAAAATTGAATATATAAAGGATGAAAATAAATAATTTTAAACAGGATGCTCCATTAAACATAGCAAAACCTACGAGAAGTGAAAATTCAGATTCAATTAAAGACGTTGAGATTTTTAATTTAAATGGAAATTCTGATGATAGAGGCTGTTTAGTGGAGCTGCTATCAAATAGATATCAGCAGAATGAACCCGTAGTTCATGTATATAAAGTCGTAGCTGAAAGTAAAAGCTATAGAGGTTTCGTCTATCATAAATGGCAAAAAGATAGACTCGCATTTACCGAAGGAGATTTTTTAATTTTATTAAAAGATTTAAGGGAATCTTCTCCGACATTTGAGAATGAAATGATAATAAATGCGGGAGAAAATAATAAAATTCTATTAACCATACCTGAGTTCATAGCTCATTCAGTTGAAAACTTAGGGGAAAAAGCTTCATTCATAAATATGCCGACAAATATTTACAACCCTGAAAATCCAGATAAATTCAGATACACTAAAAATGATTAAAGACTTAATAAGCGTAATAATCCCAACTTACAATTGGAGTTCTGTTCTTAAGTTAGCTATAAAAACTGCATTATGGCAAACGTATAAAAATATTGAAGTTATAGTTGTTGGTGATTGTTGCACGGACGATTCGGAAGAAGTGGTAAAATCATTTAATGATTCTAGATTAAAATGGATAAATCTTGATAAAAATCACGGATCTCAAGCTATTCCAAATAATTATGGAATAAAAATGGCCCAAGGTGAATTCATTGCTCACTTGGGTCATGATGATGTGTGGCATCCAAAACATTTGGAATATTTAATTAATTCTATTTCAAATGCTAAATTTGCATATTCATTATCAATAGCCATAGGTCCAGAAAATGAAGAATCAGTTTTTAAAAATTTAAAAATCATTAGTGGTTTCAATGTCTTTGATAATAAAGACAATGAAATATTATTTGTTCCACCATCTTCATGGATGTATAGAGCTTCAGTAATTGAAAAGGTTGGATATTGGTTGGATCACAACGATACAATATTACCTCCTGATTCATATTTTTTAACTAAAATTCAAGAGCATTTTCCAAATGAAACCGCTTGTTCCAAAAAACTAACTATTGCAAAATTTCCATCTGCCTGGAGGAGGAATTCTTACATTGTAAAACCAACTCATGATCAAGAAAAAGTATTAGAATTAATAGAAAAAAATTCGCACTATTTAGATTTTTATATGGCTAAATATTTAGAGCAAAACTCTAAACTTGCGAAATTCACTCCCTTCATGGATCTTTATGCCGATAAAAGCTATGAAGTGCTCTCATTATTCTTTAAAGAAAACGTACCTCAAAGCCAAGTAATAAAAGAAAATGAAAAAGAAAAAGGAATAACGGTTAAAAAATCTAGAATTTATAGAGGTTTAGAAAAACCATAAACTCTTGAGAAATCAAAAAACCATCTTGACACGGGTGATTTTTTGCTGTAGATTATTCCCATGAGCCCATCCATACTTGTTAAAGATTGCGATACCGAACAGTTCATCAAGGTATTTGTGAAATCTAGCGACCTTACCGACTTTCTAGCTTCAGAAAAAGCAAATGGCGTAGATATACAATCCAAGTATTTAGTCTATGGTTTTACAGTTGAGCAGACTTTCTTCGCTAACGAAGCTATTAAAGTCGCCAATCAGTTTGGTTATCTCCCTAGTTTTGATGAATATGAAGCTGAATAATATGGAAAAGTTTAAATTAGATATTAAGATAGAATCTTGCGAAGCCGAAGGTGTTTACATGCTTTATTCGCAAGTAATGAAATGCTGCTACCCAGTAAAGAAAGAGCATATCTTTTCTGAAGTCGAAGACTTAATCAAGGAATACATTGACATCCAATCTAATTATTAATATGAAAAAATGGCCACAAGTTGGTGCCAAAATAACTTACAAAGGCATTCATGCTTTTTGGTTTAATGACATCATTAATAACGCTCGCGAGAACCTTGAGATCGACAAGGAATACACGATAAGGACAATAAATGTTCTTTCTAGTTGGTGTAGCATTACATTGGAAGAAACTGGCAATATTGTTTACTCACTTAATTTCTTTGATTATGAAGCATAAAATTGTTGTTCAAGATTACTATCAAGAGTGCGGGGATAAATGCTGCGTAGAATACGGGCATCTATGGTTTGTTAATGGCAACCATATTCATAGTAGTCCATGTAGAGATAGCGGATGGTTAGCTGTATTAAATTTCTTAGAAATAGAAGCAGAGTTGACCGCTCAAAATGAAAACGGAGAAGAAGTCTGGTCGCTTTAATTTATGAGAATCTTGCTTCATGAAACAAGAGATCTTGAAAAACATTTTAGAATTAAATTTCGTAAGCCCGAATGTAGAATACATCCTAGCGGATTAATTTCTGTTACTGTAGATTGGCATATGCAGGAAGATTGCGAAAATGCTTCAAGATTTAAATATGTAGATTTTGCTCATAATAGTTTCGGTGGTGATTTTATAGTAAATAAAAAAAGATATATAAATGCCCGCACCGTTGCTTTTGAATTTCGAGATCTAAAAGATTTTAATTTCTCTTTGTTCAATATGTCGCCTTGGTTTCAGATCTCATTTGGCGCGGAGAACGAAGAGGAAGATTGGTCGCCAGATTATTCATATGAATATTTATTCTTTGAAGCGACAAAATACGGATTGATTGCTTGGTTTGGAAAAGAAGGATGGGATAATTGGCATGACTCAACAAGAATAGTTAATGGACAATTAAAATAATATGGAAAAAGAATACTTCATTCGTCGTCTAACAGAAAACGGTAAACTAAAAACACCCTTGTATCAATCAAGCGAGCCAGTAGCTAGCTGGAGAACATTCAAATCAGAATCAGAAGCTCTTGAATTTGCTAAAGAATATGATTTGGATAATTTCGTAATCTTAACAAAATACGTACAATCAAAAGAAATTACAGAGAGGTTTGATTAAAATGGCTCACAATGATTTTATACCTAGCGACGACTATCCAGAAGAAATTAATCACGAATATATAGATGAAATTGTATGCCCTTATTGCGGCTATGAGTTTACGGATAGTTGGGAATTCAATGATACTCAAGATGAACAACATGTAGAGTGTTGTGAATGTGGAAAAGAGTTTTTGCTTTACATGCATGTAACTGTAGACTACACCACTTACAAGAAAAAGAAATAATATGCCAAAAAAAGAATTTAATTATGTAATTGGTCATTATTGGGAGGACAATGGAAGTATTGCAGCTTATATGATGTTTAATAATGAAGTTTTTTACGGAACTATGAATCAAGCCAAGAAGGATTTAAAATATGTTAAAAGACAAGATCCAGATCAAGAATGGAAGATTTTTGTTGTAAAGGAGTTGGAAAAGGAATAGAGTATCACTATGAGACTTGGAAACATTATTGAAGAATTGAAAAAACACGATCCCGAAACAAAAATTCGTTTAGGGTTTTGCGAACCGCATAGCTATCGTGGAATTTATAGCGAATTAGCTTTTGAGCCTTGTAAAAATACTACAGTTGGTGATATGTTAAAATGCTGTAAAGAGGCTAAAAAAAGAACTTTTGAGGGTTATAAAGGAGGAGAGTTTACTTATAACAATGATACCGAATGTCATTTGGCTTGGTATGGTGGTTCTGGGGAAACGCTTGGTCGTTATTTATTAATGTTCATGTTGGGAGAAACTGAATGGAAATGGGTCGCACACGATTTTAATAAATAAATATAAATTACATAGAGAAAGAGATGGCGAACTTTGGATAGGTTTACCAAATAATGGTGGAGATATTGGAGATATTGGAAATTTGCTTGAGATTGTGCTTGTATTGAACGAACAACTAGATGAGATAGAGGGGTTGAAACGAGAGATTATTTTATTGAAATGTGAGATAGGAGAAGATATTTTATGAACATTAAAAATCTAATTATAGATCTTATAGTAGGAACTGTTGTTTTTTGTCTTGGCGCTTATGGAGAACATAAACATAACGAAAGACTTGCAATCAAAGCTGGAGTAGCTTATTATGCTGTAGATAAGGATGGTTCACCTCAGTTTAAATTTATTACTGAATAATATGAATACGAAATCAACAAAATATATATATGACATATAGAGAATTAAAAGAAAAACTAAAAGAAAAACTAAAAGGAAAACATCACGAATTATTGGTTGACTTCGTGGATGAACTTATGAGAAGATGAGCCATGCAAGATAACGATTCGGATTCTTTTATTATAGTAGGAAAAATTATGAGTGATATTAAGTCATGTCCATTCTGTGGAGGTAATGATCTAACTGTTCAACGCAGCTCTGAAGACAGAGAAGGTATTCCTGCTAATATTATTTGCCAAGACTGTGGATGTGCGGGGCCTTGGGATTATCTCAGAACAGAAGTCCTAGAAAATGCCTTGAACGAAGATAGAATTCCTGTTAGATTGATCAATCTTTGGAACGAAAGGAAGTAATATGACTGACGAACAAATTAACGCGGCAATTGCAGAAGCGTGTGGATGGAAGGAAGTCGAACCTTGGTTAAATGGAGCATCGTAGAAAAGCAAATTACATATTCGCAAGTTAAAATATGAACGGAAAAGGATCTAAGCCTCGACCAATTAAAAACATTAAAAATTACATATCAAATTGGGAGCAAATAAATTGGAAGAAGGCGAAATCAAATTCACCTTCTACGAACTCAAAGCCATGATGGTTAAAATGGGTTACTACGATAAAATGAGTGACCCAATTTCATTGTATGACTGGCCTGAAATAGGTTTGGAGCGCATATTAATTAATAATAATAAATTGAATTATGGATGGCTTTTTAAAATCATAAGCAAAGAGAAGTTTGTTCATGCTGTAATCAAATACGATCTTTTATGAAAAAGAATCAAAAGCAACGCATATGGATGTCTTATGCAAAACTCTCAGAGCTTTTAAAAAGCATGAATGCAGTTGGTGATCCAAATGACACTGGTGTTAGTAAATTAGCCAATTGGCAGGATATAGGCTTGAAATACATTAGAAAGCCAACAATTAACAAATTCTATTTTGAGATATTGAATAAGGATAAGTTTTTGTTCGCGACTTTTAAATATTCTTTTAATTTAGATGGAATACATTTTAATTGATAAGTATTTAATGTGGCAGCTTGAGGAAAAGTTTTATACTGATTCGTCTTCTTATCTAGGTCTGGAGATTGATGAAGCGCTAGAAGACATAGAGAGTGGATGTGGTCTTGAGTATCATGGCATAAGGGAATACGAGATAAATAAGAAATTAAATCTCGAAGACTACTATTTGTACAAGATAATAGATAAGGAAAGGTTTATTTTCGCGGTTATGAAATATAATCTTGATTATTTGTTTGTAGATCCTAAGCTACAGTCGTGAATGTTTTAATTAGTAAACATAAAATACTATCCGCTATAAACTCTCATGCTGACGAGTTTGGTGAGGTGCATTTGCTATGGAAATCCTTTGGTCTTGATTACGTGCGCACAGAACACAAAGAGCATATAGCATTTGGAGTGATAGATAAAGATTTATTGATTTGGTCGATGATTAAATATGGCTTTCAAATTGAACCATATAGTAATTCGCAATGAACAATGCCTCATAAAAGCCATTTGTACGCATTGTGAGGCGATTGTAGACCCTTATCTAGCGCTTTAGCCACTCTACACCAATTGCATTACTAAGTGCCTTGCAACAGAGTAATTCGTTTCCGCCGCTATACGCTAAAACACATAAATCAATAATAAGATTCATTAGAATGAATATAAGTTATAATAAAGTTAATAATAAGAGAGAATGGAAGGATAAGATATGGTATAATAAACAATAGAATGTGAAATAAGATTCACGAATTAAACTTCATGTATTAGATTTTAATGTTTTAGATGAATTAAAAGTGATTGAAAAACAACAGCCCTCCCTATCTTTCTTTTCGTTCATTTACACTGTAAAATGCCCTGTGGAACATTGTTCCACAAGCAAGTCCCGTGCCACAAAATAACCCAAAATATCCCAAAAAATTACTAGACACGGGCCAAATAAGCGTATATACTGGGACAAACTGTGGCTTGATATAGAACTAAATCGGCGCGAACCAAAAAGTTATTGCATGACGGCCAAATAAAGGCAACAAAAAAAACCCTGTTCGTTAGGGGTAGTTTTAAACGCCCGTTTGTTTCGGGCTAATTCATTTTTGACTTTTAATATACTTTTCTTTTGATTCTTTTCTGAGAGCAATCATGCCGCCACTCATAGAGCGAGTCTTGATCAGAACGTAGTTAAAGAAATATATTGAGAACCAGTTTGACATTTAGTTTTGCGATCCTGAAACGCTTACAAGGCTACTTTAAAACTAGACGCTAACTGCATCTAATATATTATACACGCAAGAAAAAGAAATTCCAAAAAATTCCAAAAAATTACTAGCCGCGAACCAAATAAGCACTCCGAAAAGGGTGGGGTGGATTTCGTCATGCTTCGCGGCCTTTCGTTTGCATTCGCACGATTTCATTTGTTTTCGTTAGATTAGATAAGATCTGGTTATATTTCGAGGAATCAAAAGTTAACGTAAATGAAGCAAATAAAGAGTGAGGTGGTGTGTGCCAGGGGCACCCCTGGATCTAGCCGCATAGCAAGTCCCATGCCAAGAGGCATGGGATATTTTTTTGTTAAAAAGACGTTGACCACCGCATTTGTATCTGCTTTAATTATCACCGTTATGGAAAACATCACTACATCCTCCACCATCACTGAAACCGCAACCATCAAGCGTGGACGCGGGCGTCCCGCTGGCAGCAACAGCTTTGAAAATGTGCAGATCAAGCATCTGCTCAATTTCCTTTCTGAAGACGCGAGCATTCCCGTGTCCAAGATCTGGATGCGCGACACACTCGGTTGCATCATCGAAGCTCGCCCATTGCAGGTTATCAAGAACGATGACAGTGCAGATCATCATGAACTCGGAGAGAATGAAAAGGTTGAATACGCCTTTGAAACTTTCGAGGAATAGTATTTGACTCTGGTTTTTAATTGCTGTATATTTATTGCTTATGTTTGACAACCTCATTGGACAACCCGAAATTAAAAGGCAATTAGAATTCTATTCTAATGCTTACCAGAAAACTTCAGTCGTACCCTTCCTGCTCCTCAACGGTGCTAAGGGTTTGGGTAAGACTGAGTTTCTGAAACAGTTCAGCAAGTCGCTGACTAATGTGGACGGCAAGCCGCGTCCCATGCTCGAACTCAACAGCTCTACAATCAAGAACAATCAAATGTTCTTCGAGCAGATCTTCATGCCGATTGTGCAGGGTAACGAAGTAACTCTTTTCTTTGATGAGTGTCACGCACTCCCCAAGGATCTGGTGATGGCTTTCCTGTCTATCACCAACACTGAGCGCACGCCTTTTAAGGAATTTAATTGGCGCGAGTATACTTTCCAGTTTGACTTCACAAAGATTTCTATGATCTTTGCGACGACTGAGCTGGACAAGATGTTCCCTCCTCTCAAGGATCGTTTGACTGTGCTTGACTTCAAGCCATACAAAACAAATGAGTTGAGCGAAATCATCAAGGGTCGCTTGAAGGATGTTGACTTCGAGGATGGTGTACTCGAAGACATCGCGAGCACCACTCGCGGCAATGCGCGTTCAGCAGTCAAGCGTGCGAAGGAGATCGAGATCTATTGCGAGACCAACAACTCGGCCACCTTCTTCAAGGAGGAGTGGACTAACCTTCGCCAGATACTTGGCATCAAACCTCTGGGTTTGTCAAACACTGAAATTCAAGTGCTCGATATTCTCAAGGAGCGCGGTCCATCTACCCTGCAGACTATCGCAGCAGTCACAGGTATGTCACGCACTGCGATCCAGCGTGACGCTGAGTTGTATCTGCTGCAACGCGGCCTGATGAAGATCAACGGCACTCGCGAAATTACCAAAGCTGGCATGGAAGTACTGTCTGAAGTAACAGCGAAAGGTTTTTAAGAATGTGGGTTGGTGGTAAAGCCTCACTAATGTGAGGTCTGTGAAAACAGGAACCCTTGGCTCCGTGAGCCAAGGGTTTTTTATTATTTAAAAATAAACAAAAAGTTAACCAAATAAGGCTAAATAAAGAATATGCCAGGGGTGCCCCTGGCCCAAGCACGAAATCCCCCAACCCTTTCGGGTTGGGGGACTTATTGGGCGGGGAATTATTTTAATTTGTTTCTAACTAGACACGCGGAGAATACAAGGATCGCAATGATTAGATTCATTTGATTCGAGACCATACACCAGTTTCGAGGTTGACAACTTCGAGGTCTTCATGTACGGGGCGTAGAAGCTGACCGTGATGCCACTTGAAGGCTTGCTCTCTTGAAGTTGATGTTGGCACACCATTAAAATACTTAAAAATTCTGCCTGTGGTGGAGTTCCTGATGATGTGGGTCGCACCTCTTGGGATCATGGCAAACAAGTTGCCATCGTAGCATCTTTCGGGTGGTCTGCCCAGCTTCATCATCCACCCTCTCCAGCAGGGAGAATGAGAAAGAACTTTCTTCTCTTCGTACTCCAGAGCGTGCGCCCATTCGTGGATGATGGTATCAGAGATCTTGTCAATGAAATTCGGAATCCGAATGTTCAGCGCAACGATTCGATTAGAAAGCTCTATGTATTTAGAACCTTTCTTAATCACGCACCTACCCATAGCATTTGTCAAGCGGTGATTCCAACGGAATGTCCAGCCTTTTAGCTGCGGATACTTCGCTATGATTTCGTGACTGAGTGAAGCGTACCTTTCAATAACTTGAGCAATGGTGGTCATATGTTTTAGTCTTCGTCTCTAAACATAACCTCATCTTCGATCCAGTCAATCATATTCAGCAGACCATCCATACATTCGCGGCCTTCATCTGTCCATTCAATGCACTTGTCATCCAGAAGGTGATACAAGAATTGTTTTTGTTTGGATAGAAGTTCGGGGCAAACAGTGATTGCGACATCATGTATTATTTTCATATTAGCAAACTATATTGTGCGCATCATTGTAGCAAGCCGTACCCTCTTCGTCAATCTCAAAAGACTCATCTAGGTAATGTTCGTTACCCTCATTATTCACGGACGCTTCCAATGCAAGTTCCTTTGCTGCTTCCAACGATTCGGCTTGAACATTGATGGTTCCGTATGTGGTGTATTGATAAGCAATTTTATATGTTTTCATAATCAATTAAAAGAAGTGGTTCTAGCTGGATTCGAACCAGCAATAATTCTTTAGAAGAGAACTGTGATATCCCTTTCACCATAGAACCATTGTTCGCTTATGACAATATCAGATCCTATAGGACAGTCAACCAGAAACTTGAAAAGTTTCTGGAGTGGTGCGTAATAATAGAGCTTGACCAGGGGCACCCCTGGTTGTAGGCAACAAAAAACCTCTGTCCCACAGGGACAGAGGTTCCTCTACTCGGCTCACATTCCTTTCGAGCTACCAGACATAGGCAGTTTGCCAGCACCTCTCGCTTTTTATCTGAGCGAGATTAAAAAAAATGGTGGATAGGGAGGGACTCGAACCTTCAACCAACGCCTTAAAAGGGCGCTGCTCTACCATTGAGCTACCTATCCTTTTGCCAGAGCCTCACCCCGCACAAGCGGGGGAGGATGGATGACAACAAACCACCAACACCGAAATCATCTTGCGGACTCGAAGCAGTGCCCAGAGTGGGCATCTAGGTAGCGCCGCAAAGAACCAATGTTTGTCCATTGCACCTGCCTCTGCGCTCTTGCTTTGAGCCAAGCCTCATCCCCAAGTGGGTAGTAATCGCGAGAATGAAAATCTATTTCTTGAAACGCATCTTCAAACTTCTGAAGCGCTTTCAACGCTTCAAAGTATTGATGACCCAACTTAGAACCATCATTCCCATTCATGTGAATGAGGGGAAGTATCATTTCAAGATTTTGTTCTGCAATGTATGTTTTCATGTTTTTATGTTTTTATGTTTTTATGTTTTTATGTTTTTAACTAATTGAAATTGGTAGCTAGGGCGGGACTCGAACCCGCACGCTCTAAAGAGCATCAGATTTTCTTACTACTATAGCTTTCGCTATCCTTGCGTTGTAGTCTGGACTATATCATCACCTTTGTCAAGAGGTGTCTCGTCTTTAGTCTCTGAACCTTCTCCATTTAAGGAGCTTGGCTGCTGATTGACCAATTCACTCAATTTTTTAACTTTCGCATTCGTCATTTCTAACCATGCTGTAGTTTGAGAGACTCTAAGGTTATCCCAGCAGTTTACGAGATTCTCATTCTGGGATTTCTCCCAGATGACTCGCTGACCTCGCAAAAATTTATGTAATTTTCCATGAGCTTGCCTAGTTATCAACATTAAGTTATCTAAATCATTATTAAGTGGATTTTCATCTATATGATGAATAACTTCATTATAAGATAATTTTCTACCTAATAGCTTTTCAGCTAAAACTCTATGTTTATTTCTAGATGTTTTCGAATCAAAAGAATATTTATTTTTTTCAAAACCTGTTTTGAAACTTTCTTTGTAGCATGAAGGGCAAAGAATTTGTTGCTTTCTCCACGCCTTAAAAGAAGATTTGCAGGCTTCGCATTCCGCTGGAAGAAATCGTCTACCTAATTTTTCATAACGATCTTTAGATTTTTTCTTAGCTAAAGAAAGATGACAAGTTTTGCAAACTCTTCTTCCTATTTCTCTTGGGCCGCTACATGAAATACATATTAGTTTATCCATGTCTTATATTACACTGAAAGACACAGATATTCTATTTTATTTTTGCGAAAAGGCAAGTCTGATGTGTCTGCCATTTCACCACCTAGCCATTGTTGTTAAAGAACTCTGAGTGATACTAACAGACATTCACTCTATGTCAACCGAAAAAGTGGTGCGCCAAGTTGGGATTGAACCAACGACCAAGGAATTATGAGTTCCCTGCTCTGACCACTGAGCTATTGGCGCGGGAAAGTTAGAATGTTATCTGGATTCTCCTCATCTACAGAATACCCTAACTCAGTTAGGGCTTTGAGGCAAGCATTTTCATACCATCCTTCGAAGAAATTAAATACCAAAGAATTATCGCTCGAATCAATCAACGAAAACTCTCTGATTTCATCTCCGTCCGTAAGAATAGGAGTTCCATCAGAATAAGTCAAATAGAATCCCAAATGATTGAGAGCTTGCTCGAAAGCTTCACGCGGATTCAGATCCACCAGTTCGGTGGTGTTTTCCGTTTCGTTTGTGATCGTGTAGGTCATGGGTTCAATCTAACACAGAATAAGGAGGACACAACACAAATCTTCACATTTTGTGAAGATTTATAAAGATTAATTAAATAGCTCGTAATAAGGGACTTAGCGGCCAGGGGTGCCCCTGGGGCAAAAAAAATGCAGGCCGCGCATGGCGCAGCCTGCATTGGGGGGAGAAGCGGCGGGCCGTAACCCGCCGCCCCCATGGGACTTACTCAGCTCCCACAAGTTCCGAAACGTCAACGGCTTCCACCTCAATGACAGAGGCATGGCCCGCCCGCGTATCAAAGAGACTTTGCATAACCATCGTCCGCGCAGGGAGTTTCGTCAGGTCTGAACCTTTGAGGTTCTCGGTGACGGAGTTGTACAGGTTCCACAAGGTGGGGCTGTTGAACTCTGGGTGACGCGGAGCTTTGAACTCCTGAGTGACGGCGAACACATCGCGAGCAGGAAGTGCCTTGCTCTCAGCAAGTTGCACAGCGAGGGCGCACGCATCATTGAATCCGATCTCGGTCTGTTGGTAGCGGCTGATCCGCGTTTCCATGTCCGTCCAGTGCGAGAGCAAACGCCCGATAGCTTCAGACAACACACGAGGAATGTCGCGGAGAATGTTTGTCGTGTGACGGCGAGCGAGCTTGATGTCTGACGAGAAACAGAGATTCTCGCAAACGATCATGCGGTTCCCTACACAAATGGAAGCGGCGAACGTGCGATCATGCGAGTTGCGCAATCCCAGAACCAGCTTGCGCTCATCCGAATTGATATCGGGGCCAGTGATCTGGAACCCGCCGAAGTAGCGCTGACCGAAACGGCCCAGAGCGTGCTTCTCTTCGCTGACGGCGTAGCCCGCACGATCCAACGCTTCGAGCGTCTGATCGACCAGAAAGGAATGTGCGATTGGGGTGAAAGACTCAGTCGCATCAGGCGTGCGGACGGTTGCGAGTTCTTCACGAGTGACGAGGTTTTTTGCAATGATCATTTGATTTGGATGGTTGATGGTTTGAACTAACGAGAACAACAATACCACATGCAAAGCGGGTTTCAACACTTTCTTTTGATTTCGTTCATCTTTTTCAATACAAGAACCATGCCAAGCGAAAAATTATTTTTCGCTTGCGTAATAACGCTTGACAGCCACAGGCCAGGGGTGCCCCTGGGGTTAAACGGGAAAACCCCGCTTTCGCGGGGTTTTGTCCTATCTATCTCTGGAGTAGAGCATTGCGCACACCACTAACACGCTGATTAGCAGCATCATACATGAATCACAAACCCAGATTGATCTTGGCGGGCTGGACCTTTTGCACGAAGGCCAACAATCACACCTTTGTCATCGAGGAAGCGGAGGTCGTGCTTGTCTCCGTCAACAACTTTCTTTCCTTTATATTCTGAGGGAAGGTCGAAACCTTTCTTTGTGGAGAATACGGCGGCAACATTATGCCCAGCGTTCAACGCCAATGCACAGTGAACATGATTGAGTGCAGTCTCACTTCGTGAGAAGGTCAAGTTATAATTGGGAATCCCGTGAGATAAACGGGAAAAGCTTTTTGTGTAGTCATAGAATTGTACGCTGGGGAATTGCTGAAATACCGTTTTGCCATTATGTTTGATGCGTTCCCATTTCACATCTGAAGTAAGATTGAGTCGAAACACGGGAAGCAGGCTTTTCTTTGCACAGTATTTGATTGCCTTTTCGATTTCAGAAAACAGGTTTTCCATGAAAGCTGGAATGTTCGCGAAGAATTCTTTTGTTTTCTTTATTCTTGCTTCCTTCACCATGTCTTGCTGGCCGCGTCCAGCAAAATCCAAGCAAGACGCTTTGCAACCTTCGCTTGCATCGGCGCAAACGTCGAAGCCGCTCAGGTCGCTATGCGCGAAGTGTATGCCATAGGTCATATAACCCATTGCAAGGGATTTCAGTGTTTTATCGTTCGAGGTGGTCAAGATTGTCTGCATGTGAAAGAGAATAGCAAAACAACAGAGAAGCGCAACATAAAAAGGAATAAAAAAACAAACATTACGCACTTTGTGCGTAATAGGCATAATGGCGGCCAGGGGTGCCCCTGGCACCACAACCCTTTCGGGCTGTGGGGTTTAGGGTTTAGAACCTTTCGTTTTGATCTGCGCAGTGGTTGCAGATCACATAAGACCTACGAATAAAAACCCTTTCTTCGCACTGCTTGCAGGTTTTCCATTCACTGTCTTTCTGCATCTGATGGTAGAACTCAATGTCCTCCTGATCGTTGATTTCGTAGTGACCGAAGTTGTCGTCGTAGAATGATGCCATATTTATTTATTTTTAATTACCAAACTGTTGATTCAATTTCCTGCGCGTGTTCAGTGCGGATCTTAGCAATAAACGCGAAATGCTCAAGAGCTTTTTCGGTTGTTACGATTCCCTCTTTCGAGAGTTCATGATAAATTTCCTTTCGAGTCCAACACTCGACAATCTCAGACCAACCATAAGAGAGATTATATGATGCATTTGCATGGATCTGCACAGCGTCAACAAGGTTCAATAGCAAGCGGGTTTCGTCAAGTGGATTCATTGGACTTTTATTAAAGCATGAGAGTAGCAAGAAAGCAAATAAAAAAAGACAAATATTACGCATCTTATGCGTAATAGACATGATGCGGCCAGGGGTGGCCCTGGCCATTACGCCCCACAACCCTTTCGGGTTGTGGGGGTTAGGCTTACTCTCTACAATCCCACGCTTGTCACTTGACAGTTCTTTGCTTTCACTTCCCTGATATTCTCAAGATACAAAGTGCGATAGCCAGCGTTTGTTCTGTCGCCATTCTTGCTGACGGCATAGAGCGTGACGGTCCCCTTGGGCGCATAATTCGTGCCACCCTTGAGATTCTTCTTGACTCCCGTGCGCACAACGTACCTGCTAACATCACCCAGCTTGTTCCTGTAAAGAACAGAAAAGAACTTGCCTTTGGTCGATTCGATGATTTGTTGTTTTGTGGTGTTCATATTATTCTGCTTTGATGTCTCTGAAATTGATTTCCCAGTCTGGCACAAACAAGAAAGTTTGTCCAGTTGGTCTTTCGTATACTGCCATGCAGCCGTTATCTTTTGCGATAATCGCGATATCATATTTTTCAAGTAGAGCTTTGAACTCCGTGAGGAACTGCTGTTTCGTATCCATGTGAGAATCATAGCAAAACGAAGGAGCGATGCAATAAAAAAGAATAAAAAAACAAACATTACGCACTTTGTGCGTAATAGGCATAATGCGGGCCAGGGGCGGCCCTGGCCCCACAACCCTTTCGGGCTGTGGGGGTTGCCTATTTGCACTCTACAGGACTACACCCTTAGGTACAAACAACCTCCCTGAGTAAAGATGCTCTTCAGCGTCTTCATCCCAGTTGAAAAGCTCGTACGAGCCACTTGGGTGCGGCTGCGTCACATAATTATCTGAAAGCATCAAATCTTCCAGCCGATTGCTGAAAACAGGAACCATGCCATGCTCGAAGTAAGCATAGATGTTTTCACTGAAGAGGCAATCATTCCACTCGATCATTATCGTTTCGTTTTTGGTTTTGGTCATATAAGCAAGTTAGCTGATGTTCGCGGTTAGTCAATCATTTTAATGATTATTTCTTGGATTAGCGTAGCTAATCCAACGATGCCCAGCGATAAGAAGCCAGCGCATAGGAAGCTGAGGATGAGTTCGAAGCCAGTAAGCAATGCCATATTTGAACTATACACCCAACAGAGCAAGAATCAATTAAAAAGACAAATATTACGCACTTTGTGCGTAATAGCCATGATGCGGCCAGGGGCACCCCTGGGGGGTTCGCCCCACAACCCTTTCGGGTTGTGGGACTTAGCTTTGTCTTTACTTTGTTTGCTTGATGCCTGCCTCGATGAGCATCTCATCGAACTGACTGAGCACCTTGATCTTCGATCCCTTCAGGGCGAATTCCTTCTTGATCTGGGCGTATGCGGAGCACCCCTTGATGGGATAGATGCCTTTGGTTTCGAGCTTCAGAGCGCTCGCCAGCATCAGGAGGCGATAAGCGGAGATTGCTTCTGGTGTGTTGAATGTCATATTAGAGCTTGTGAATGTTGATGCCGTTTGCGTTGCAATAGTCAAGAGCTTTTGCAATGTCTTCTGCCGTTTCCAAGAAGTAGGTCGTGTGACCTTCCTGAAGCGGGTGTTCGATGTTCAATGTCAAGCGGGCTTCGCCGTCTGGCAGCTTGAACGATGCTGCACTAATTACCTTGCGGTAACTGGTGTCAACAGTCACCTTGCTGTTGATCGGATTGCGGACGTAGGTGGTGCTGAAGCTGGGATGTAGTGTCAATTTCATTGCTTAGGTAAGATACCACATCTGCTCTGGTATGCAATGGCAAAAAGCATTTTTAATCAAAATAAATTACCACACACAAACCCTTGAGCAACAAGGGTTTACGCAGACGCAGTTCCAGGGGTGCCCCTGGCCATGTGGGCAACAAAAAACCCCGCCGCGAGGCGGGGTTTTTGCTTGACTTGGTCAACTAGACGCTTGCCACACTGTGATCGAGTTTGTGTAGTTCAGGTGACGGGTCGAGATACCAAGTCTTCGATCTACCCTTTGAGTCAAGCTCATTGAGCGAGAAAAATGCATTGCTCGCACTACCAATCGTGCTGGGAAAAAACTTTAGGGTTGCACCCTTCGACAGCTTCCTGCTGATATTTGCAACAGAAATGTGGAAATTTTTGTAGATCACGCTGTTCGTGGTGGTGTGGGCGACTTTGACTGTTGGTGTGTTCTTCATACGCGAGTAAGAATAGCATGTGGCTAGGTGAGCGCAACAAAAAAAGCACAAAAAAGCAAACATTCACAAACCCTTATGTAATAAGGGTTTGCGCAGCCAGGGGCAGCCCTGGCCCCACAACCCTCTCGGGCTGTGGGGGTTAGGGGGAGGGATTACTCCTCTTCGCCCCCGAAGAGTGACTCCCACTCTTCAGCGGTGATTCCTGTTTTCAGGAACTCCCGCTCGTCAGCGGAGAGGTTGGGGAAGGCGTTCTGGATCAGCTCCCCACTTGCCCAAGCGTCAAGCTGGGCTTCGGTGACGGGTAGGTTGAGCGTACGGGTGATGCCAGAAACCATTGAGGTGCGTGTGATGTTCATATTAGTCGATGATTTTAACGGTGATGTAAGCAACTGTGGAGAGGATAAGGGTCAGAGGGGCGAATGTAAAGAAAATCTTAAAAAAGACTTCCGCAACAACCAGCATTTCGTAATTGGCATTAACCATGTCCAAACTCTACAGCATGGGGATAAAAAAACAATTAAAATTGAAAACAAAAACCATGCCAAACGCAAATCTTTTTGCGTTTGGACGTAATAGTGCTTGACACGCGGCCAGGGGCAGCCCTGGCCCCACAACCCTTTCGGGCTGTGGGGTTTACCCTTACCTTACTTAGCTAGGTCGAAGAAAGGCCCGCTGAACGTGATGCGGTCAGACTCGAAGTCCATTTTGCGAAACTCGTCCGCTTCGAAGTTTTCTACTTGCCGATCCGCGTCTTGGATTTCGAGTGCGCGATCTTGAAGTATCCATTCGATATGGGCGCTAAGTTCTTGGAGCGCAGCCACTTGCGCGTCCGTGAGCGCGAGCGAGGCTGTGTCCTTGATTGTTTCAGTGAGGGCGAGGATGGAGGATGTAACCATGCTGGGAATATAAGGTATATAGCCCTGAGTTGCAATAAAAAAAGAAAAAATTTCCACCTTATCATGTAATAGGGGTAGGCGCGGCCAGGGGCGGCCCTGGCCCCACAACCCTTTCGGGCTGTGGGGTTTATGCGAGTGCTACTCGTAGTCTTCATCCGTGCCCCAGCCCGCGCTCGCGAGCCACTCCGCGTCCGCGCCGTCATCGGACGGCTCGCCATCGCCCGTGTGCCCGTCATTGCAGGCATCGCAACCGCGTTCGCAGCCATCGCAGCGCTCGCGCTCGCGCTCGTCAAGCGCGAGTTCTTCACGCATAGCCTCGACGGCCATCGCGATCTGCGCGAGGCAGTCGCCGTTCATGTGGTTTTCGCGGATGAGGGAGATCAGGTCGTTCGTGGTCATGGGGCAATTATAGCAAAAAACTGTGATTTGCAATACGCTATTTCCGTGCCAATTAAAAACATTTTTATATAGGCACTTAATAGAGCTTGACTCGGGCCAGGGGCGGCCCTGGGCGTTTGTCAAGTATTTTTTCTTGTTTATTCTGCACAAAAAAGCCCCGCCTTTCGGCGGGGCTAAGTGTCTGCGCGGGGCGCACTTACACCAGATGCGCGATCTGGTGGTCGAGCGCGTCCGATTCTGCCGCGAGCTTGGCCTCGACAAGGCGCTCGTACTCAAGCGCTTGCGATCTGGACTCAGCGCGTTCGTCCAGAAGCCAGCGGGCCTCATGGACAGCCGCAAGCGCGAAGTCCGTGAGCCCGTGGAGAAGTTCGACATCGCCCTCGCTCAGGCGAGCGGGGTTGAGGTCGCGCACATATGCGCGCATGGCGGTGAGGGTTGCGGTGAGGGTGGAGGAGCGGTTCGTATCCATGCGCTAATTGTAGCAAAGAATTGCTGTTTTGCAATACGCTATTTGCGCGCCAAGTGAAAATGTATTTTCAAAGATTAACTGTTTCATGCGTAATAGGCATGGTTTGGGCCAGGGGCCCACCTGGAATAAACCTAAAAGTTTCAAAGATTAACCGTAATAGGCTTAATAGTAGCACTATTGACCAGGGGCGGGCCTGGATTTTGTCAAGCTTTTTTTTCACTTTTTTTCACAAAAAAGCGAGGCACCTAAGCACCTCGCTTTGTGCTACTTGCGCCTACTTGACAAGCCTAGTTGTAACCCACACAGCGCTAACCATTAGCACTGTGATTGGTACGAAGTTAAGGGCGATTTGAGTGAGGCCTTGGGCGATAGTGATAAGGTCTTGCATATTAGGTAGTTAGGTAAGGGAGTTGGGGCGGGCACCTAAGTGCCCGCCGTTGTGTGTGTTAGATCTTTTCTTTGATGTCGCCAACCCATACAGAGTGGCCGCTTGTTAGTGTTATGTAAATGCTTCCAATGTAGGCAATTACGCCTTCGAAGCCGATAGCTTCGAACTCGAAGCGAGCCTTGAGCTTGACCTTGTCACCGATAGAGAGGGAGAGCGTTTCCATGTGTGCGATTATAGAGAATGAGTGCAGAGAAACAAGCGTTTTTTTATCTTTTGATTAGTGCTGCACCTAGCACCATGAGACATAGTAAGATGTTCATTTTAAGGAAGTTAGGGAGAGGCTCGCAAGAGCCTCTCTCTCAGCTACTTAAGACTACTTGGTTTCCTTTTCCAGAGCTTCAGCCAACGCGCATAACACGTTGTCTGAGAACGATTTACCTCCTCGCTTAGAAGCAAGAGTGAGGAACTTGGCGAGGTCATTGAGCGCTTCAGGTTTACCTCTGTGCAGATCGGCAATTGTCAATCTCATTTCCTCTTGAAGGCAATTGTCTTTTGCCCACTGCGCGAAGTTGGTGGAGTTGAACATGTTCTCTAATGCGTTTGCGAAGATCGTCTGCATGAGTAAAGAATAGTTTATTTGATTTGAGAAACAAGCTTTTTTTTCTGCTTTACAGCATTTCCTCCGTTTCGGTTACTGTGCGGGTGATCTTGAACACGCCCACCTTTTCTGTTGGCACATCGAAGATTTCATGCATCGTGTGCTTGTAAGCGTAATGCCTGAAACGATTTGGAGTGCGAGTCTTTTCGAGCACCAAACCAGCGGGAATGATAAGGTCGCCGCCGTAGTGCTCGCCCGCGTTGTGGGCTTCGGTCAGTCTGTGCTCGTAGCGTGTCGTTGTCGTTGTCATGAGAGGAAGATACCACATTGAGAGCGTAGTGCAACATCTTTTTTGTGTTTTTATTGTTTTTTTTTGAGCGCTTGTGCGCATGGCGTGTCAACAACAATTTCCATGCCAAACCAAAAAGTTTTTTGATGCGTATACGCTATGCGCATAGTGCATCCCCCCCCCCCCCCCCCCCCGGGGGGG